AAGATATTGTAACATATTAAATAAAACGGCTTTGTTATCACTATCAAAGTTAAAAACATAATAGAAGAAACCGGATGGGCTAAGTCTATTAGTGCTTCCACCAGTCATTAACATTTGATTATCCATAGGCTCCATAAATATTATTATATATATAATTTAAAAAAAATAATTTTATTTCTAAATAATGTTATTTCTAAATAACATAAAACATTTAAATAAATAAGATAATTAAGATAATATGTTATTTATTTAAATTTAAATAAATAATTGTAATAAATAACATACTATTTATTATGACCTGTTATAGTTATAAAATATTAAATAATACTACAAAACCCATTCTTAGCAATGTTGATGTGGTTCTTGTATTAGCAATGGAAGACGACAACAGATTTAATGAAGACCCTGTTTTATTAAATCTTGCCAAAAAAACAATAATTCAATATAATAAAGGATTTAAAAAGTGTAGCAAGCCATCAATAATTAATAGTCCAAAAAATGATATAGTCCATGCATATTATACAGCTTTTAACTACTTAAAACCATACAATAATGTAATTATTTTAGAAGACGATGCACAAGTTATAAATAATGATCCATTAATTTATGAAAAAATCGATGCATTTATTGCTACAACAAATTTCAATATTTTCACATTTGGTTCGTTTGGATTATTTTCAAAATATAATGATGATTTTTTCAAGTTAGACCATAGTTTTTTTGGTGCAGCTCAAGCAATTATATATTCACATGGTGCAAGAAGTAAGTTAATAGAAGACATTAGCTTATCTAATTTTAATAAAGGCCATATAGATATTACATATATAGGAAACTTACCAAACAAATTCACTTATAAATATCCGCTCATTATTCAGTTGTTTCCTAAAACAAATAATAAAAATTCGTGGTTTGCTAATGTTTTTATTTTAACTATTACTAATTTTTTAATAACACTATTTAGATTAGATAATAGCGTAGATAGTTGGTTTTTATATTATGTTATATTTACAAATTATATATATATTGTAAAAATTTTATTGTTGTTGTTGTTAATAATAACAATTAGCACGCTTTATTTTCACATATAATAATGTTAATTTAGTTAAAACTTATATTGTTTAATATATTAAATATATTATATTAAATATATTATATTAACTTTTTAAATGGAAACAATTAAAGAAGACATAACAAAAGAAATAGAAGAGAAAGAAGAGAAAGAAGCGAAAGAAGACTTAACAAAAGAAATAGAAGAGAAAGAAGCAAAAGAAGCAAAAGAAGAGAAAGAAGCAAAAGAAATAGAAGAGAAAGAAGAGAAAGAAGCAAAAGAAGAGAAAGAAACATATTCATATATTCAATTAATTATAGAAGCTCACAAATTGTTATGTATACAAGTTGTAACAATATTTATTATATCATTATTATATATAAATTGCTACGATGATAATATTTATGATTTTATAATATATTTTTGTTTTGGGTTAGTTATATCAATATTATTTGTCGCATCATTAGTACTAATAAAAAAATTCAATATAATATCAAGGGAACAACATTATAAAAAATATGCCCCTTATGTATTAGATTTTTTTAAGAAATATATAAATTTTAGCGGAGAAAATATAGCGTTTCTTTATGCATTAGTAAGTTGTGTTATTCATTTATTATTATCAATAATGGCATTATTATATGTTAAAAAATATATAAAAACTTCCAAAAAATCCAATTATGCTTTGCTAATTTCGGCATTGTTATTTATGGCTTATGCATATATTAATGTATATATTAATGATATTTTTAAAGTATATACCAATACGTTACAATTAACACGTAATGAATATAACATATCTCTCTTTTCTATGACAGTAACCTATAGTGGGTTACTTTATTACTTTGAAACTATAAAAAATGAAAAAGCTGATTTATTAAATAAATTAATAAATTAATAAATTAATAAATTAATATTATTTAAATAATATGTAATAATATGTAATATAATTTAAATAATAATTAAATGTTGAAACGGTGTTGTGAGGCAAATAAGTATAGACATAACAAATATAATGAAGAAAATCAATATTTAAATTTATTAGATGATATATTAGCAACGCACAACAATCAAGAAGGTAGAAACGGGAAAACTTTATCTATTTTCGGTTCTACAATGCATTTCACATTAGAGCATAATAAAATTCCTATTATGACCACAAAAAAGGTAGCATGGAAAACATGTTTACGTGAATTATTATGGTTTATTAAAGGAGATACAAACAACAAGCATTTAAAGGAGAAAAATGTCCATATATGGGATGAAAACGGGTCACGTCAATTTTTAGATGGTCGCGGACTAAGTAAGTTTATGGAAGACGATTTGGGTCCGATTTACGGCTTTCAATGGCGTCATTACAATGCAAAATATATTGATTGTAATAGCGACTATAGCAATAAGGGTATTGACCAGCTAAAAGAGGTTATTGAGTGTTTAAAAGATCCAGAAAAACGGAATTCGCGAAGAATGATTATTACTGCATGGAACCCGTGCCAACTTGATATTATGGCATTACCGCCATGTCATATTTTTATGCAATTTAATGTAACAAATAATAATAAATTAAGCTGTGCCATGTATCAGCGCTCCAACGATGAGGCATGTGGAACATGTTTCAATATTGCATCATATTGTTTTTTAACTCACTTATTAGCAAAGCATTGTGATCTAGAGCCTTATGAATTTTTATATTATAAGGGTAATTGCCATATATACGAGGAGCATATTGACAACATTAAAATACAGCTACAGCGCGAGCCTTTTGAATTTCCAACTTTAGAAATTATAAATAAACGTTTGAATATTGAAGATTATGTAGAAACCGATTTTGTTGTTACTAATTATAAGCATCACGATGCTATTAAATATATTATGAAACCGTAATAGCAAAATAGCTATTACACAACCAAATAACTTATATTATTATTAAATAATATAATAATAATATGGTTTAAAAAATAGACATTACTATATTGTAAATATGTCAACATCCGCTTTAGCATCCGCGCGAAGAAGGCGAGCAACAAATGAAACCCCAGTAGCGCCGACTAGTAATATTCCACCTGCTAATACAATAAATGCGGCCACTAGACCAGGTCAAGTGGCTAGTCCAAGAGATCAAGGCCAAGGCCAAAATCAAACATTAACGCCTTTACAAATATTACAAATTCATGATATAAAATTAAAAGAATTAGAGACATTAGTTATGGATTTTACAGATGAAGATGCGTTGTCGAAGTTTATAGATGATAAATTTGATAGTATGTTACCTTCTAAAAATGGGACATCTAATAATCAAAGCCAAAGCCTGTCTTTGTATGAGGAAAAATTACAAATGTTTGAGAAGCATTTAGAACAAAAAATAGAATTGCAAAATAATAAAATAGATGAGTTTAAGGTAGCAATTAGAGAATTAATAAATAATATTAAGGAAGACAACACAAATATAATGAAATATATTAATAGTAATATTCAAAATCAAATAACAAGTAATAATAATTTATTAAATGATAAACTAGGACAAAATTGTGAAAAAATGAATAATTTTGATAATATATTGAGAGAATTTAACGAGTTAAAACTACTAGTGATCAAATCTCAAACTATGTCTTTAGAAATGTCAAATAGTGTTAATAAGCTATACGAGCAGTGTAATTATAATAGCACAAAAGCAAAGGCTATCGAAGAAGATGTTGCATTATTACATAGTAAAAAGCATACTAATAGTAGCAATATTATGCTACAATCTCTATTAAACGGATCATTGTTTAATTCTGGGGAGTTAAAGCCTTTTGCTTTTAATGCTGACGGTCTAGATTGTGGTGATTGTGGCGATTGTAATGAGTATGAGGAAAACACTGATTTAGATGAAATTAAGAAATTAAATATTGATTTCAACAATAATGAGTTATTATTAAGTGAAGAGCAAATAGAAGATTTATTAAACATAACACCTGCTAATTCGAATATTAGTATTCATGAAATAATTACAAACGATGAAACAACAATTAACGTGGAAGCGCCAGTGCAAGAAGCGCCAGTGCAAGAAGCGCCAGTGCAAGAAGCGCCACAAACCGAGGAGCCAGTACCTGAGGAGCCAGTACCTACAGAAGAGCATGTATCTAGCGAGCATGTATCTACAGAGCATGTGCCTACAGAGCATGTACCTACAGAGACACTATCTACAGAGCCATTATCTACAGAGCATGTACCTACAGAGCCACTACCTACAGAGCCCGCAATATAAGAAACCAAGCCATAATGAAAAATCAAGAAATATTATTTATTTATGTTAAAATAAAATAAATAATATGTAATTAATCAATAATAGTAATGCTAATAATAATAAATTTATTAATATGTTGTGTTGTGTTGTTTATATACATACATATATATAAACATAATAAAACAAGCAATTATTTAGAATTGTATGAGATGGAAAACCTATCAAAAGAAAAATTGGAAGATGTAATAAATTTTAAACAGCCTTTGCTATTAAATAATTATTATTTAGCCAAAAATATTAACATAAAACAATCAGATCCTAATTATTCATTATTTAATGTAAATATATATAACAATAACAGCACTAATTTATGCAAGATAAATTTGCGGGATTATTACAATATTATAAGTAATAATAACACTACAAATTATTTGAGTTACAATAATGAGGAATTTTTACAAGAAACAGTAATCGACAAAATATTGCGCAATAATGATATATTTTTTAGACCACCTAATGTATGTAACAAAAATTATGACATTATTATGGGGGCAAAAAATAATAATACAAGATTAAAATACAGCATACACAATCGCAATTTATTATATGTATCAAGCGGACTAATAGAGGTCACATTGTGTCCACCAAAATATTATAAAAATTTGCATGTTAAAAAGAATTATGAAACCATGGAGTTTTACTCGCAAATAGATATTTATAATGTAGAAAGCATTTATAAGAATGATTTCAACAAAATCAAATTTTTGAGACTAACTTTAGGGTTAGGACAAGTCCTTGTAATACCGCCTTATTGGTTTTATAGCATTAAATTTTTAGAAAAGCATTCATTAGTTTTTTTGAATACTTATAATACCTATATAAATGTGATTTCAACGTTACCTTATATATGTATGCAAATACTGCAACTAGGTAATATTAAATTAAATGTAATTAAAAATAATTATTATAAAGGGCAAAATGAAGAACTTGAAGAAGAAAGCATGGAAAAAGAACTTGAAGAAGAAAGCATGGAAAAAGAACTTAAAGAAGAACCAATAGAAAAAGAACTTAAAGAAAAAGAACTTAAAGAAAAAGAACTTAAAGAAAAAGAACTTAAAGAAAAAGAACTTAAAGAAAAAGAACTTAAAGAAGAAGAACTTAAAGAAAAAGAACTTAAAGAAAAAGAACTTAAAGAACTTAAAACAGAAAGCATGGAAAAAGAACTTAAAGAAAAAGAACTTAAAGAAAAAGAACTTAAAGAAAAAGAACTTAAAGAAAAAGAACTTAAAGAAAAAAGCATGGAAAAAGAACTTAAAACAAAAGAGGAAAGCATAGAATAATAATATTTTTATCTAAACATAAACATAAAAATATAATAATAAACAAGTCTAATATTTTAGTTAGTCTTATATGTTGTTAAATAAGTATAAAATAGTTTCAAATATATCCAATGGGGAATTTGGAGTAGTTTTAAAAGTAGCATATAATGACAAATTTTATGCACTTAAATATGGACCTAAAGACTTAATAAAATATGAAATACAAATATATAAACAACTGCGATCAATTGCCAATATTTCAACACTACATGATGTATTTGAGTACAATAATGAACTATGTATGGTATTAGATTTATATGCTATGAATTTAGTAGATTATAAATTAAAATGCTATAACAGTGAAAGCTATTACGAGAGAACTATATGCATTATAAAAGATTTATTAATAATAATTAAATCTCTTCACGAAAATAATATAGTACATAGAGATCTAAAACCCACCAATGTGTGTTTGGATAATAATTATAAGTTATATTTAATAGATTTTGGCATTTCTAAAATATATAGGCACAACAACATTCACAATAAAGAAACACAAATAAAATCAGTAATAGGATCTATAAATTTTTCAAGTTTAAATATTTTAAATTTAATAGAGCCCTCTCGTAGAGACGATATAGAAGCATTATTATTTATTTTATTTTACTTATTAATAAACAATGCTAATTATGTTAGCTATGACAAATTAAACGCACATGAGAAGAAAAATATAGCTAGTTTACTAATATTTTTACAGGATAACACTAATAGTATACTTAATAATAAAACTATAAATTATAGTTTAATCGAAAAACTGTTCAACTATGTAAGACGACTAAAATATGATCAGGCCCCAAAATACGACTATATTACAACATTAATAAATGAAAGTTTCGTAACAAATTAGCAACTCAAAAATACATAAGTAGATTGTAATAATTTATTGACTTCATCATAAACGTCATCTTTTTCTATGTTAGGAAGAAAGTTTATTGAATTGAAAATGGCTATAGAAATATAGGAAGGTATATATGTCATAGTAGTTGGAAAATTATCTGAATTTAGTATTAATAAAAAAATATAGCATATATTTTTAAAATAATAAGTATAATAGTTTTTCCATCTACAATTAATATATTTGTTATGCTTTATTAAAAACATTAATATATTTTCTAATTCAACAAGCGTTACAACATTACATCTAATATTTGAAAAATTGTTGATCTTATAGGCTTTATTATATAAACATTTGTTTACGTAATGCGCTCTATTTATTTTAATATTGTTATTATTATTGCTATTGCTATTGCTATTGATTTGCAATATATTAATTTGTAAATCACGCGGCAATCTATTAAATATATTTCTTAAATAGCTTCTTTTTTTATAACCTCTATAAACTTTTTGAATAATAATAATTTTAGTATTATACAATAATTTGGCATGATTTGTACATAATAAATTATTGGATAATAAATATAGTGGATCCTTATATTTTTTACATTTAACGCATATCATTTTACAAACAATAACACTAATATAATAATAGTGTTTATACTAATATATTTAATATTTTATTACTTATTATTTAATATTTTATTACTTATTATTTAATATTTTATTACTTATTTTATTATATAATTTATATAAAAAAATAATATAAAGATTTTGCTTTATTATAATATATAAAATGTCACAGGCCGATACTGCCACCAACCAATATGTAGGAAAAGTAAAATGGTTCAACAACAAATCAGGATACGGATTTATTACATTCTTGGATGGTGGAGAGGATCACAAAGGTAAAGACATTTTTGCACATCATTCGTCTTTAAATGTTAAGGAAGAATTATATAAATATTTGGTTCAAGGTGAGTATATTGAATTCAATATTCAGAAAATGGAGACAGGAGCACATGAATACCAGGCAATCAATATTAAGGGTATTTGCCAAAATGATCTAATGTGTGAAACTCGTCATAAAAATAGGGATATGTCTAAGAATTCCGAGTTTATTACGGTTAAGTCGCATAACAACTCAAAAGGACCTAGGCCACCATATAAGCCGCAAATGCGTACATAAATAATTTTATTTTAATTTTTATTATATGGAGAAATATATAAAAAACCTATAAACAGTATGGAAATAGTGAATGTGGTACAAATAAGTTTTAATAAAAGGAAAGATTTGATTTCTATATGATGTTGTATTTGACTATTATTGGCGCTTAAATCAATAATAATATAGTTAGGGTTGCTATTTATTATTTCATCACTATTATAAGAATAAAGCGATATAATATTTTTTATTGCATTGTTGTCTTGATTACAAATAAAGCATTTATGAATGTTTTTATTGTCAATGTTTTTAATAATCCAAGAGTTTAAACAAAGTATATGGGCGCTATTATTACAACAATTAAAGTTACAATGGTCATTACAAGAAATATCATCAAGACATATAACGCATTCCATATTATATAATATTTAATATATTATATAATATTTAATATATTACAAAATATTTAATATATTACAAAATATATATGTAAAAAAAAATAAGAATAAATTTATGACGTATTAAAGTTATGACCATTGTAATTTTTATTGATATGCTTTAAATTCTTCACCATTCCACGCACTAATAATTAACTTATTTTCATGTAAGTAAATCATAAGAACTTGCTTTGTTTTATCTTTCTCTCTAATGTTTGTAAGTCCTGAAACAGCATTTGGTCTAAGCATTGAGATCAATCCGTATTTTTCTTCTTTGCTAGCATCATCAATATTCCATAAATGCAGTTTATATTTCTTATAACTAGCAACTACTTCTTGATCGTATTTATTAATTAAATCAAATATGCATTTCTTGTTAAATTTGCTCTTTTCTTCGTCGTTAATATTAATTACTACTATAGGCATTTGGCCCTTTTGGCGAACAATAGGAAGCTCTTGTGCTTCCAAATTACCAACATTAGTTTCGGAAAACATAGTATCTTCCTTGGAAACGGCGCCGTTTTTCATTACAAAACCGGCAGTCTTATAAGAGTTAAGCCCTAAATGATCAATATAAGTTTTTTCATATGCTTCAACTGCTTTAATAGATGTTCTATGAGGTCCTGTTTTATGTCCTTTTTCAATAATATCACGCCAATACCCCGTCATGCGCCCAGGTAAACCTTGAATTTGGACATTATAATCAACGTTGGGTGTATAATATTCATGTGTGGCTCCAATACGAAGCTTCCATCGATTTGGAATAAGATTTGCTCTGCGAAAGAAGCCTTTTACACCAAGAACAATATGTTGTTTTAATGGTTCTTTGAAAAATTCATTGATTTGGTCTGGAGAGAGCCTATCCGTTGACGTATGATTTCTAAACACAACACCTTGGCGAATACATGCATTTTGAACTAATTCGACGGTTTTCATAGTAACACGAACAATATGAACCCTATAATCAGTTCCATAATTTGCAATAATGTCTTGTACTACCCATTTATTTGCATTATCCGCCAATTCTAGGCTGTAAAACTCCTTTAATAAGCCTTTATCTAAGAAATCCTTATGTCCGAAATATGACGCGGGAATAGTCATTTTATAGAGTTGATGTAAATCTCCCCATTTATAAAGATCATAAAGTTCTTTAATCAATGTTGCGCTAATAAAAACAAACCGATTATTATGTTCGATCATATGATTAATATCCCATACACCTGCTTCTTTTAACGTATTATGTAGAACCATATCTGTTTTATCTCCTGTATCAATTTCGTCAATAATAAATAGTCCGTCGCGTATATTGCTAAGTTCTGACCTAGATAATTTACCATGATGAAATATTTTGTCTTTAAAGCATATAGGTGCTTTATCGATCATATCTTTCTCCCAACCTACATTACTCATGCCCGTAAGAATTCTAACATTTGAAGGATTTACTACAAAATTATCGTCAGGATGTGTGGTTAAAAGTTTGGCGATTTCAATCATAAGACCGTCAGCACCTACTTTGGTCTTCTTTTGAACGCTAATAACACGACAATCAGTTTCATGGAATATATTAACAATAGCGGCCGCATCCTCTTTCTGATTTGGGAAGATATATTCGGCTGTTGCTTTATCGTCGCCTTCAAGAAATAGGCGGCGATTTGTTGCCTCAGCTGAGTTACATGCTTGTAACACTTCTTCGCGCCTGGCAGATTTTACTTCGCTTGACGCGTACATTTTCTAATAATTATTTAGATAATATTATTTATAATATAATCAATTTTAATAATATAATAAAAAGAAACATGAAAATAGAGAGAAAAAAAGATGTTAAGAAGGATCGATAGCGCGAGCACAGGGGAACTTAGTTGTCGTCGTCGTCATCATCATCATCGTCGTCATCATCGTGTGGGTGTGGGTGTAGTGTGTGGGCGTGATTAGAAGTAGCCTTAGCCTTAGCAGCCTTAGCATTCCAATCATCCCTATCCTTAGTATCCAAGGCCTTCCACTGACGAGCGATTTCCGTCATAACATCCGTATTCTTGGGCTTATCATCGGCGCCAGAGAGCTGGGTCTTAACATCATCCCTTACATCATTACTAAACAAAATATAACCCGTAACACGCTTTTCCTTAGGCTTATCATCAGGACCAGGCTTAGCCTTTTTCTCCTTCTTAGGCTTAAGCTCCTTCTTGGCCTTCACAACATTAGCATCAGCCACATTAAAACGCGAGGCAATATCCTTCTCGAGCGCCTCAATACGCATAGCAGCCGCCTTATCCGACTTCTCGAGCGTATCAATGCGCATAGCAAGAGCCTCAACCATTGCCTTAGCCATGTTAATAATAGGTATCACTAAATAATATAATCATACAGAAAAAAAGAAATCAATTTTATTTAAATATAACAAGAATTAGCGCCACAATTATATATAAAAAAAAGGCTTAAAAATAAGCCGCATGTAGAGCCACAAATATATATAATAAAAAGGCTTAAAATTAAGCCGCATGTAGAGCCGCCATAATATATAAAAAAAAGGCTTAAAAATAAGCCGCATGTAGAGCCACAAATATATATAAAATTAGGGCTTAAAAATAAGCCGCATGTAGAGCCGCCAAATATATATAAAATTAAGGCTTAAAAATAAGCCGCATGTAGAGCCGCCATAATATATAAAAAAAAGGCTTAAAAATAAGCCGCATGTAGAGCCGCCATAATATATAAAAAAAAGGCTTAAAGCCGCATGTAGAGCCACAAATATATATAAAATTAAGGCTTAAAGACCCGCCCCCCAAATATATATAAAATTAAGGCTTAAAGACCGCCACAATTATATATAAAAAAAAGGCTTAAAGACCCGCCCCACAAATATATAAAAAAAAGGCTTAAAGACCCGCCCCCAAATATATATAAAATTAAGGCTTAAAGACCGCCCTCACAAAACTTGAATAACAGCATCATCCTCACAATACATAGTTTTACATTTATTAACATTTTGAAGACGCTTATTATATTTAGAATATGCAACAATAGACGCACAAAGTAGAGCACTAATCGAGCCAATACCAAAACCAATATATATAAGCTGACTACCCTTTACAGAATGATGAGTTATAGATGAAGCAAGGAAATCATGACTGCTATTCATAATAATCTCTCAAAACTAATAAAATAATTTATACAATTTATTTTATTAATTCAATTTTTCTAAGAAAAAAAAAGACAACACAACACAACACAACACAACCAACCTAACATATATGAAAGATCGCATATTGACACGCCTTGACCTGTCCAGCCCAATAATAGTCAAGCGCCGCCTCTGTTGCAGCATCAAGCAGATCCATGCTAGGATCCTTGGACAACCAGCGTGAAGGAGGCAACGGCAAGTCACATGGATCAGGCGAAGCCAATATAATCGCACAAGTGGTCTCCTTACACTTATTGCATAAGCCCATCTTCTCAGTCAACAACTTGGAATAGTTAGTGCTAGAGGCGATAATCGTAGACATAATGCTGATATAATTATTATTATAATATAGTATAATATTATCAATTTTATATAAACATACCAACAACATTTTTGCTACTAGCATATGGTTATGTCACCGAATTCTGGCTTGCACTAAATAACTATATATTTAAAATAGTTATAAAAAAGATATAAAGACATGTTTAAAGGAAAATTGAGTTTATAGAAGAAAGAGGGAGCGGCAAATGCAGTCTACTATTATACTTTTAATGTATAACCCACTATTTTTATAGTTTGTTGTTTATAAAAAGAGAGATTGGAATACACTTTTTATAATTTGTTGTTTATAAAAGGAGAGTCTAGCATACACTTTTTTATTATAAATCAATGAGCCTTTTTATACATGATATAATACACTTTTTATTTTATAAACACCTATTTTTACAATTTTATTTTTATAAAAGGAGAGTCTAGCATACACTTTTTTATTATAAATCAATGAGCCTTTTTATACATGATATAATACACTTTTTATTTTATAAACCCCCTATTTTTATAGTTTGTTGTTTATAAAAGGAGAGTCTAGAATATACTTTTTTTATTATAAATCAATGAGCCCTTTTATACATGAAAGTGTAAACCTTTTTATTTTATAAATCCCTATTTTTACAATTTGTTGTTTATAAAAGGAGAGTCTACAATACACATTTTTATTATAAATCAATGAGCCTTTTTATACATGATATAATACACTTTTTATTTTATAAATCCCTATTTTTACAATTTTATTTTTATAAAAGGAGAGTCTAGCATACACTTTTTTATTATAAATCAATGAGCCTTTTTATACATGATATAATACACTTTTTATTTTATAAACATCAATTTTTACAATTTTATTTTTATAAAAGGAGAGTCTACAATACACTTTTTTATTATAAATCAATGAGCCCTTTTATACATGATATAATACACTTTTTATTTTATAAACATCAATTTTTACAATTTTATTTTTATAAAAGGAGAGTCTACAATACACTTTTTTATTATAAATCAATGAGCCCTTTTATGCATGAAAGTGTAAACCTTTTTATTTTATAAATCCCTATTTTTACAATTTTATTTTTATAAAAGGAGAGTCTAGAATACACTTTTTTATTATAAATCAATGAGCCTTTTTATACATGAAAGTCTATACCTTTTTATTTTATAAATACCAATTTTTACAATTTGTTGTTTATAAAAGGAGAGTCTACAATACACTTTTTAATTAATAAATCAATGAGCCCTTTTATACATGAAAGTGTAAACCTTTTTATTTTATAAATCCCTATTTTTACAATTTGTTGTTTATAAAAGGAGAGTCTACAATACACTTTTTAATTATAAATAATTAGTCACTTCAATCTCTCTTTTATTATAAATAATTAGTCACTTCAATCTCTCTTTTATTATAAATAATTAGTCACTTCAATCTCTCTTTTATTATAAATAATTAGTCACTTCAATCTCTCTTTTATTATAAAATAATCTCTCTTTTTATAAAACATATTTTGCAATTTAACTACATTACATAGTAGATTATAACCCTTTTTTTTGCTACTAGCTTATGGTTATGTCACCGAATTCTGGCTTGCACTATTATAGTCTATAATCATATATATTATGTACTATAATTGGCCCCGATTATATTGTTAAAATTATAATACATAATATACATGATTATGAGTGCATTATATATTATATTAAAAGGGTTTAAAGGGCGCTAATTATTATATTAAAAGGGTTTAAAGGGCGCTATATACTTTATTAAAAGGGTTTAGAGGGGCATTATTTTTGCTACTAGCATATGGTTATGTCACCGAATTCTGGCTTGCTATGCTTGCTATATATTAGGGGGCAATAATGCGACCATATAATTTAAAATAATAAGGGCGTTTATATGGGAGATATGGGGAAGGGAAGGTGCGCGACTACACATTTCCCTCCCTTTTTCCCTTCCCATTCCCCTCAAATATTGTAAAAAAATATACGCCCCAGTCCCCCCACCACCTATAATAAAAATAAATACATTATATATATGCTAAAAACACTCAAAACAATCAGATCAAAATTAAAATCAAAATTTAGAACACGAAGGACCAGACCAGCTACACCCGAAAACGCACCAGCTACACCCGAAAACGCACCCATTAGTCCAACACTAATAAGGTCATTATCATTAAGCCCCGGAACAAAATCAATTAGATCAAAAGCCGCCACAAAACTCCAAACTACATTTAGAAATAAATCAGCAATATCAGAAGAATGCGCATTATGTTTAGCAAAGATGTTACATGTTAAAGATCAAGCAACACTAGCTACTTGCGGACATACATTTCATAGAGCTTGCATTAACAAGATTATAGAACATGGTAACACAACTTGTCCTCTTTGCAGAACAGCATTTACAAATGATGATATAATTACACCAAACGAATACAAAATTTTAGTTAATCAAAAACTCATCCAACCACACACATTAAAGAAAACAATAAAAAATTACGACAAAGCAATTAAAAAATGTGGAGTTGCATATCGTGCCTATATAGTAGCAAATAATAAATATTTAGCTAGTAAAGCAGATTACGCAAAAGCATTAGATGAGAAGTTTGATACTGAAAAACCACCAATTTGGAAGCGTGCATCAAGAAAACGCTACAATACAAATATAACACACCAGAACCAAAAAAGACTAGAATTAATTCGACAAATTAAAATAGAAGAAAACGAAAAAGATAAATATTTTGAGCAATTTAAATCAAAGTGTAAAATGGCGGCACCATTTACAGAACAATCACGTATAAACTTTAATCCCGACAACTATCACGAGTTTAATGAATTTATACAATCTAAATACAGTCGCCATTATCCTGACCTTTTTAAAATGATAACAACACGCACTGATGGCATTCCATATCAATTTATTGACAGTTAGCAACAACAATTATATGCCCCAGTCACCCCATCATCAAATTTCCTTTATTACTAATATAATCTCTCAAATACAATCTCTCAAATATAAACTATAAACTATAAAATTATAATATAAAAATAAACCTACAAACTATAAATAGTAAAGTTATGGCAAAAGCAGCACCAACAAATATTATATCAATAAAAGATATAATATTTACTAACGAGTTATGCAGCCAACTCATCAATTTATATAATAATTTTGGAGAAAACGACACACTAAATTATGAAAATTGTAAATCCATTTTAAAAAATATATTAACAAATAACAATCACTACATATTTTTATACATTGATGGATCAAATAACATCTTAGGAGCACTAACATTATTGTTAGAGCAAAAATTTATTCATAATGGCAAGTGCGTAGCCCATATTGAAGATTTTGTTGTTAAACATGAGTTTCGCGGGCAAAATATAGGTAAAGACCTAATCAATTATGCCATTACTTATGCACAAGACCATAACTGCTATAAAATAATATTAGATACAAATAGCAAATTAGAAAATTATTATGCTAGTTATGGCTTTGTCAATAAAGGAATAGCTATGGGCCTTTATTTTTGAAACACACCCATCACAAGTCTTTCGCCTTTTTATAGTCTAATTCCGAAAATAATCCAATAATCCATTAATCCAATAATCTAATAATCTCAAATACTAACTATAAACACCCATAAAATCCACTTCGATATGGAGTAAGACTAACTTTATCATAAACAATTGTTATTTCATGAGATAAAAACTCATATTTATTTCTATTTTCTATAATATGATTTATAAAACATTGCCCATACTCATTTTCTTGCAAAAAATGAATAAAATCATCAATACTTATACCCAACCACTGTATAAAATAATCCCCCTTTTTATTCCATAAACACATATCACTAGCCTTATATTTTTGTAATAATTCTTTAACTTTATTATTGTAACATAGTTTTAATTGACAACAATAGGTTTCGCCATTTTTAATAAAACTTTCATAAGTATCATAAATAAAAGTGCTAACCTTTTGCTTCTTATTATTTATTATATCATAACCATTTCCATAAAACGGTAAAATTATAGTAGTCATATTTTTACCCATTTCATAAGTATGATGTTGATTATTCAAACAATCAACACTATTTAAAATATCTATTGAATTAATAATAGTTTTCTTATTATTCATAATAATTACAATTTTTCTTGAAATGCTGTTTTCATTTAAAATAATAGCCCTCCAATCAGTCTTATTAATTATATTATTATAATATTGATCATAATGATAGTTATAAATCTCCCAACGATATACGTCGTCTTGTTTTTTACACCCCCACACAAGCTTTTTTAATGGGTCACTCTTATTATCATATATTTTCTGAACAGTTGTTAAAACATTACTATATTTGGCAAAACAAATTAATGACTGATATAATATCATTTCACAAGGCAACCTACTATTGCTGTTGCCGACTTTACAAGGCTCTAAGCCGCTATTCTCTTTTATAATGTAATACTCATTGTATTTCATAAATAATGGAGCAACTTTGGCATAATTTGGAGTAATATCATAAGGTACTAAATATTTACTGTCACTAGGCGGAAACAATGTAATATGTTTTTCACCTTTTAATACATATAATATTCCATCATTGTCATCATAATGCAAACCCGTGTCATGATAATTACTTGAAACCCATAGATTTATATCTATAACAGGTTTTTCTTGATTAATAGCAGACGTTTTTAAAACATCCGGCAATTCAATCCATTTAATTAACTTTTTTTTAATATTTTCATTATTCAAATTACTACCATATCCCGCCACAGTTAATAAATACCTATGATTTTTATGTTCATTTAAAAATGCTTCACCCGAATATAACAATTCATTAGCTCCAAAATGTTTACCCGAATTCCATATATAATGTTTTTCTTCTTCTTTTATGTATTGTATTATTTGTTCATAAATTTTTCGTTGCTGTTCAAAATTATACAAATCATTAATTTTTGCAGGTTCGTTAGAAGCAATAATATTTTCAAACCAAAAATTAATAGCAGCAGTCTTTGTAGGTGTCACAATCCAATGCCACCATTTTTTTGGTATAAATAAGGCATCGCCTTCACGTAACACATAACGTTTGGGGGCAGTTAATAATAAAGATGGAAATAAGAAATAATTCCATGAATTTATTTTTGAAAAATGAGCATAATTGTAGCTCCGTGTTAAGTGACGTTTATTATTTATATTTATTGTTACATAATAATAAAAAAAAGCCACAATAGCTAATATAAAAAAGATTATAAGAACTATTATACTTAGTATAACACTTTTTAATTCCATTTTTTTATATATTTTTATAGCCTTAAAAACTTATATAATATATAACTTATAATATATAAGTTATAATATATAAGTTATAATATATAAGTTATAAAAAATTAATAAAATACATTTATTTTCTACGTGTTCTATTACGTCCAGGTTTAGCTCTCAAATTTCTAGAACGTTTATTTTTACCGTAACCTTTACCGTAACCTTTACCTTTACCGTAACCTTTACCTACACCAGATAATGTAAATAATACATCTGGACCATTAATATCTATAAGTATTTTGTTAATTTGCAAAGCATAATCTAGAGAAACACGATTTAATGTATTTACTTTATCAATATCTTTAACCACCGGACTGAAATTAATAGTAGGATCAATTTTAACAATTTTTGATTGTAATTCAGTAATAGATTTATTAAGTTGTCCAACAGCAATAATCATTTCATTAAATTTACTTATTAAATCATTAGAAAATGTAAGCGCAGAATATGTAGGCGGTTTTCGACCATTATTTATTGTTGTAGTCGACTGCATAGTTTTTATTATAATATATTATATTATAATATCCTATAATCCTAATATCCTATATGCGCCCCAGTCCCCCCACAAACAATAATCTTTTAACGCCGTCTTCTAGTTCCAGCTCCCTTTCTTTTCTTAGATGCCCTAACTTTTTTAGTTTTTATTAGCGTATCTTCTTTCTCTATTCTGGCAGCACTTACTAACTCTTCGTCGATGCGTTTACCAGTAAGAATTTTATCATTAGCATCATAATATATTGGATGTGTATCATCCGCATTTGGCTGTGCAAAATATGCATTTTCATTATGAATAATAGCATCCTTAGTAGTAGCAGGACAATCATAAGTTATTATTATAGAGTTTGTCGCCTTATTTTTCTTAACTTTTAAATTTTGTACTTTTAATTTAACACCAGGCCAGTCCTCTAATTCCTCTTTCCACCAATCCACCAACTTGCCAAGATTATTGGCTTTTTCTAAAAATGGCTTTGGAAAGACCGGATGAATTTCAAGAGTTACAGCCTTTCGCTCTGTTCCAGCTATTTTTTTAAGCTTTATTATTGTTTGTTTATGATTAATAGTAGTGTCTATATATTCTATTTTAAGAGGGTCTACATAAAGAATTTTATTATTAGCATTATCATAATATATAGGATAATTACCATCATCGTCTGGGTCAGCAATCATTTCATTTTCATCATGAATATCATTATCTTCAGTGTCGCCCGGACATTCATAAGTTATTGTGAAAGTGCAGTCAGTAATATTCTTTTTAATCTTAAAATTTTTAGGCACTAAATAGATGCCATGCCACGATTTTAAATGATTTTTCCACCAATTCATTATTTTACCTAAATTATTGTGTTGTTGTAAAAACATCTTACTATAACGCGGAGCTAATATTAGCTTAACAACTTTTACTTCATAAGACATAAAATACTAATATATATTATTAGTATATTATTATTATTAGTATTATTATTATTGGTAGATTATTATTATTGGTAGATTATTATTAATATATTAACAAACATCTTATTTATTATTTCTTCTTCTTCTACGTCTTGTACGACGTTTATTTCTTCTACGTCTTCTAGTAACTCGTCTTCTAGTAACTCTTTTTTTATTTTCTCCTTTAGCATCATTTAAACCAAGATTAAGAGATGCTTGCGGATATGGTCCTAAATTAGGCGGATCGCGTCTATAAGTAACAATATTAGCAAGAGCCTTTTTAATTATCTTATTTTCTTCTTCGCTTGCTTCGTCTATTTCATCTTTTATTTGCTTGTTTAAAGCTGTTCTCCTCATGTTTTCCGCATCAACAACTGCTTTATAGTTTAGATAGTCCTCCAATGCTTCTGGATTAGTACCTTGATAAGGATGGATCGTAATTAATTGTGCCATATATTAAACTATATATTAAGTATATATTAACAATATATTAACAATATATTAACAATATATTATAAAGCTTTTTAATAATTAATTTAAAAAAATAGCATTATTATAATTATTGTGTATAAACCAGTTACAATGTATAAACAAGTTACAATGTATAAACAAGTTACAATGTATAAGCTGTTATTAATATTACTAACACACAAAATCAATGTAACAACAGCTAAGTCCAAATATTATTATAATAGACGCATTCATAATTTCGGCAACACAGGCCTAGGAGGACATATTCATTCATTATTAGCTCCTTACGCAACAAAGCTAATAGATGACAAATGTTATAACTCAGTAAATATACGCCAATCAATTCTCTCAAATTACAATCAAGACTTTTATAAAAATCATGAAAGATTGCCTAAACTAATAGATTTATGTTGTGGAACAGGATCGTCTACTTATAGTGGCCAATTAGGAATAGATACTAGTCAGCAAATGCTAAGCGTGGCAAAAGCAAAAGCAAAAGCAAAAGCAAAATTAAGCGCAACTCAATTTATCAAAGGTAGCGCGGAAAATTACGGCCAACATCAAGAGTTTGACACAGCAACACTAATGTTTGCTTTTCATGAAATGCCCAATTATGCGCACCATAAAATAATAAAAAACACAAAAAGAATAACAAAACACGACATTCTAATATTAGACATTAGCCCAAACTATAGTCCATCAAAATTAATGTTATCTGGCGAACCATATTTATTAAATTATAAAGCCACAATACAAGAACTATTAGCACAACACCAATTTGTATATTTAGAATATATACCAAATCATGTAGGATTATGGATTTATAGTCATAACACAACCAACACAACCTAATCACTATTATTATTTTATTAAAATTAGATTATATTATATTATATTATATTATAATATATTATAATATGAGCAATAGAACAAAACATAGAACAAAACATAGAACAAAACATAGAACAAAACATAGAACAAAACATAGAACAAAACATAGAACAAAGCATAGAACAAAACATATACAAAACGGAGGTACTATTCCCAGAACATTAGAAGCATTAACATACAATTTATCATGGGCTTCGCAAGCCAACGTAATAGACGGGTCTGAAGCAGATTTTGTAGAACAATGTAAAGAAAAAAAGAGAGATTGTTATAAAAAGGCAATAAAAAAAATAGGAGAGTTACATAAAAAACATAAATTTGACGTATTAGGTATTCAAGAAGTACAACACGTAGATTTAGTTACAGCTATAATGAAAGAAACAACTTTAACAGGATGGTATAGAGGCGCAACATGGAATAGTATGGCAAAAGTATATTCAGGGTGCGCTCTTATTTGGAATACAGTCACACTTGGAACAATGAAAACAGGTAAAACTATTAATCTAGCTAAACCAGATGAACATAATAAATGCGACGCTAGAACTTGTTGCATTGTTACAACAAGTAAGGACATTAATCTTATTGTAGCACATTTTCCATGGATAAATAAGCAAAGCGACATAGATGCAATAACTGAGATTATTAATGAACATATTTCATCTAACGGGCCTATAATTATTTTAGTAGACGCCAATGATGGTAATAGATTAATTTCAAAAGACAATCCTTTAGTAATTAAAAATAAAAAATTATCACATGGACTATCACAAGATCAAGCTGAAGCACATTTAAAAACATGTTGTTGGCATAAAAAAGGTCACACATATTCTCATATGACAGAAACAGGCGATTATATATTAGCAGAAAACGTGTTTAAAATCGGCATTCCACCAGAAATGAAAACCCCGACCAATGAACAATCTGAAGAACACGATTTATATTCAGATCATATGCCAGTTTTGGCAACCATTGCATTATCAAGCGGACCATTAACAGAAAGACTTCGCACAAAAACTCGAATAATAAAAAATTATAATACAAAGATAGACCGCGCTAGTACTAAGCAAGGAATTGCAGATTTAGCAAAATACGAAGCATCAACCAAAACTAAAGAGGAGGAGGGATCCCATTATAAGACTTTATACTAGACTAAGTCCTACACACATTAACATAACACTAAACCAAAACGGACCAATAAGCTGTGCAATCATATAAATAATTCCTAAAATCATGGGAACATAAAACACAATAAGAACACCAATAAAAGCATCAGGAATAACATGAGATACCAACAACAAGACAACGATTAATGTAGTCCATAGAGCCTGCATCATATTAATATTATTTTCTGCGTTATAAAAAAAAAGTTATATTGCAAGCAAATCAATTTTTTTTACACAACGCATTACGCAACACATTACATAATATTTACATATTATAAATAAATAAGCATATTAAACCAAAAAGCATCCACATGTCACGACTAACGATCGTAAATAGCACATAAAACACAAAACCCACAATTGGAGCATAAAAGATTGTTAACGCAATGTTAAAAGCATCAGGAATAACATTAGAGCACATCAACAATACAACCATTGACACAAACCACGCGTTCATAAGCATGTAATTCATATTTTATATTTTATATGTTAGCTAATTAGCTAATAATAAAATATAAAATATGAATTATAAGTAAATCAATTTTTTTTACGCAAAACAAACAAAACAAAAATAAAAACAAAAATAAACAAAAATAAAACAAAAATAACACTTAAAATTGATTTTGAAAACAACTTAAAGAAACAACTCTATATAGAGTATAACAAAAAAACAAAAAAAACTTTTTACATGCTCTCATAGCTCAGTTGGTTAGAGCGTTGGTCTTATGAGCCGAAGGTCGGCGGTTCGAGCCCGCCTGGGAGCAATTTTTTTTTTATAGCTCTTGTAGTGTAGCGGCTATCACTGAGGACCTTGAATCCTCCAACCCCAGTTCAAATCTGGGCAAGAGCTTTTTTAATGCTGGGATGCCCGAGTCAGGTCTAAGGGGGGCGACTTAAGATCGTCTGGTTTCGACCGCGTGGGTTCAAATCCCGCTCCCAGCATTTTTTTTCCTGCTCCGTTAGCTCAGTTGGTTAGAGCATACGACTGTTAATCGTGAGGTCACTGGTTCGATCCCAGTACGGAGCGTTTTTATTATTTTTTATTTTTATTTTTTTAAAAAATAAATATAAAAATAATATGTAACACAAATTACATATTATTTATAAAGTTTCTATTTTCTTTTTCTAGATTTTATAGCCTTTCTAGATTTTATAGCCTTTCTTTTATGACGCAAAGTTTTCCCTTGTGCCAAATCAAGCATAGAATTTCTGATTTCAGAAGATAGATTAATTTGTTGTATTCCATGCTGTAGTTCATATTGTGGTCCATATGGAATAATAACAAAAATATCTTTTGTTGCTATATCAAAATATAACTGTATTGCATAAGACGATTTTCCAGAACTCATTCTTTCGTCGGGATAGAGGTCTCCATTATCATCAATCGCTTCTACTAAATTAGTTAAATTAGTTAAATTTAACCAATTCCAGCGTTGCTCATTATATGCCAATGAATAATAAATGTAAATTAAAACAATAAATATATCTACTAGTCTTAAATCATGATAGACAGGATTATGTTTTATAATATACCCAAAGGCCCGGATCTTAATTCGTTCATTGCGACTACAACAAATCTTAAAGTGCACAAACTGTTTGTCATCATCCCATTCTGCATTAATGTCATCATATTGTTCTGCAAAATAAACTTCAACTTTCTTTATAAGTTGAATATGTTCATTATTATCATATTTTTCCATTTATATATATAAACAAAATAAAAAACAACTTAAAGACTTATATACAATCATATAATAGCATAAGTCCGTGCTATCATTTTTTTAAGCCCCTGTGACGCAATTGGATAGCGTGCCAGACTTCTAATCTGGAAGTTGCGGGTTCAAGTCCCGTCTGGGGTATTATTATTTTAGTTTTTAAACTAACTAAAATAATAACAAATGACAAGAAAAAAAACACAACAAAACACAACAAAACACAACAAAACACAACAAAACACAACAAAACACAACAAAACACACATGCTACAAGCGTCCAGCAACCTGTAAGCGTCCAGCAACCTGTAAGCGTCCAGCAACCCGTATTTAGCACCCAACAACATCAGCCCAGCGCTTGCCAATCATCGATTTGAAACCAACCCCCCAAATGATCGTCTCCTTGTCAAAATCCAGCTCCTCAGCAACGCAAGCCTCAGCAACGCAAGCCTCAGCAACGCAAGCCTCAGCAACGCAAGCCTCAGCAACGCAAGCCTCAGCAACGCAAGCCTCAGCAACGCAAGCCTCAACACCCGTCGGACTAACGTTGTCCTCACATGCGTCCTTGCAAATCTCCTCATCCAAGCAAGCAAAGGCACCCCTCTTTAAAGGAACGGAAACAGGAACCGAAACATGAACCTTGACCGGCGGCCTCACGTATGCCTTGCTTCTTGCATTGTTTCCGAGCTTGCAATACTTGGTGGTGTGACCAAAATATCCGCACGTCCGACACTTGGTATTCAGCAAAAGCGGACACACAACATTGGACGCACTGTCCCTAACATTGTGGGTCTTGTAGTCCGACTTGGATGCATCGAAGCAAACTTTGCAGAACATAGCAATAGCAATAGCAATAGCAAGAAGAAGAGCTTTGGCTTTTTTTGTGAAGACCTGAAACCAAGAAAAAAAATAACAAATCAATTTTTTTCAATACTAACAACATTTGGCTTAATTTCCTGTAGATCCATAACCACCACTAGCTCTAGCATTATTTACACCTAGCACAGAAATAGCGTCAACAATAACAACCTTCATTGGCAAGCCAATATTTGGAGGACAAATTTGCATATACCTATGACCCTTAACAAAATTAAAATTAGATCCCTTAATATCAAAATATGCTTTAATAGCACCACGATAACCCGAATCAATAATTCCAACATTATTAGCAAGCCTTAAAGGCGTCTTCACTGGAGTACTAGACCTCATATATAAATAATATCCTACAAATTTACCTTTATAAGTCATTGCGCATGAAATTTTATGATCTAACATATAACTGCTAATGCTAAAATCTTGCCACTCAATATTTTCAGGACAAAATAAATCAAAACCCGAGTCGTAACAATTTACAAATTTATTTTCTTCCACCTCGTCCTCGTCCTCTTTCTCTACCTCTGTTAATAAATTAGAGCTATTACTTTGCAAATAACTGTCAACACTAGCATTATGTTTCTTACTACTATCTTCATACATAGTTTTTAACACACTATTTTCTTCAGTTTCGGCATCATGTACATAAATATATAACTTATAATAATCACCATCATTAACATCTGGTTTAACACTTAATTCCTGATTAGCATCATAATCCTTATTATAATCTTCTAAATTCTGTAAAGCGCTTGCCATTAAATAATATGACATAGCTGAGCACATGTTAAATATATAACATTTAGTTTTTATATTTCAATTTTTTTTTAAATATTATATAAAAATTGAAATATAAAACATAAATGTAAAACAATACTATTATTTTGTATATAAAACAATGCTGCTCTCAAATAGCGATCACTCATTTATTAATTATGCCTTTAACGAGGCTCTAAAGTCGCCCGTGCTTATGCGTCATGGAGCTGTAGCGGTTGTAAATAGGAAAATTATGGGACGCGGTTACAATCATTATAGAAGTCACTCCAGGGACAACTTTATTGTTAATTCTTGCACATGTCATGCAGAAATAGCATCCCTTCGTAACATGTTCCATACTTGTAGTAAACAAAGTAGTTCGCTAAAAGGCGATCACCGAATATTCAAATATGAAGAATAAAGAGCAAGATTATATAAAAAAACTATATAAAAAAACAACAATATATGTAGTGCGTTGCGACAATAACAATAATCTTTTAGATTCCACTCCTTGTATTAATTGTTTAGGCACATTATTAGAATTAAATATAAAACGTATTGTATTCAGTCATAAAGACAATACATTTATGAGTTGCAACCCAAAAGATTTAACAATAAACCATGTTAGCTCTGGGGCTAATTATCTAAAAAAACTATCTAGCATTAACAAAAATAATAACGACACTAATAACGCTAATAACGCTAACAAGACTAACAACGCTAATAACGCTAATAACAATAATAAAAAAACAGCAATAGCAAGCATTAGCATTAGCAAGCATTAGCAAGCATTAGCAAGCAATAACTTTAGCGTCAACCGGATTATATAGATTACAAGCAGCTTTTTTATTAAATAAGGTTCCATCATTATAATAAATATCATAACCCGGTGTAAATCCATTAATAAAATTATTATCCTTTACCGAGTTATTGCACTTTATTAAATATTGTATTCTAGCATTTGAGGACGCAATTCTATTTACTTTATTTGCACATGACACCCGTGTACTGGCTCCATATAATTCATTACCAGACAATTCATTTAAATAATCTGCTTTATCCACAGCACAACCGCTTTTAACACCATCAATATACGAAGATTGACTGCGATTTTCACTTCTAAAATGCTTATTTAATGGATTTGTAACCAAAGCATAGTTAACATCTTTATAACATTGCGCCGAGTTATTTGAATTCATTTTGCTATTCAAATAACCTTTTGCTGTTTTAACACTTAAGCCTTTAGTATTTTTATCACCATAATCGTTATTAGCACAACATGAATTTTCGGAAATATTACTAAAAGGATCATTCCTTGTTAATGTATTACTATTTCCAATATAACCATGATTAACATATCCATTTAAAGAAAACATTTTATTAGAAGACACTTTATTAAATTTATTAGCATACTTTTTTTTTAACATAGATCCACCAGATCCGGCATAATTGTTATAATTAGTATTTACACAATATTTTGCATTAGCACAATAAGACATGTATATTATGTATAATATATAAAATAATATAAAATAATATAAAATAATATAAAATAATATAAAATAATATAAAATAAAATATTATATTTATTCCAAAAAAAAATTGACTTAATTATTATAATTATTTTATTTGTTATTAGAAACTATAAATGAGCGCAACTTATTCAGCAAAAATTCAAAATAGTCATGCTATTAATAACACAAAGCAGCCAACTAAATTAATAACAACTGAAAATTATTTGAAAAATGGTTATTCACTAATCAAAAGAAATCCATTTACCAAAAAAATAGAAATCTCATATTCTTCTAATTATGATGCTCTTAACAAAGAGCGCGAACAAAAAAGATACAAACAAGGAATTGAAACAATGATAAGTCGTTGGAATAATTATAGAGACGAAGTTAACGCTATATTAGGAGATCTTTCACCATATGCCAATTATAAAGAAACAATACGGAAAATGGTAGAAGAAGACAATTACATTTTAGAAGAAATACACAAACATAGTCATGTTAATAGTAACCATGAACACGACAGTGATTATAATTCTGAAGGAGAAGACGCTAAATATTTATTGTCCTAAATGTTTATTAATATGATAAAAAACAAGTTTTTATTTATTTTTTTAACTATATTTATAATGTTCTACAGTGTAGAAGATAGTATAGAAGATAGTATAGAAGATAGTATAAGAGCTTTTGAAGATGACATAACAGCATTTGAAAGTAATGTAGTACAATTAAGATTATTAGTACTATTTATAGAAAACGAAACATTCACAAATTGTATTGAAAAAAAAATAAATGTAACAAATAAACAACTATCAAGCAACGAATTAAAACATTATATACAAAATATCAAAGAGCTAAAAGGCTATAAATTACAATATTTATTAAATTTTACAATAGAAAAATCCCCACGCGAATTATATGAGTTATTTAACAATCCAAATATAAACAATGTAAACAATACATACAATTTAACTAGTATTACAAATTCAACTTTTGAAAATTTAAATATTGAACAAAACAAATATAGCAAAAATGTATGTTTTACAACCATGAACACGTTAATTATTGTGGCAAATAAGAATAATAAATACTATATAAAGAGAAATTGCGTATTAGCAAATCATAACACTTCAAGAAAAATCATAAAATCATAAAATATAAAAAAAACATAAAATCATTTAAAAAAAATATAAAATCATAAATACATATATTATAATATGTATAGCAACATTGAAAATATTGTAAACCGAATATTTCACAATTATTACGATAACAGTATAAATATTATGTCTGGAAATATTTATAATAACAATAATAATAATAACAATAATAATAACAATAATAATAATTATAATTATAATAATGCAAATATTTCTCTTTTAATGGAGAGATTACTTGATAATAGCAGCAATTATTTATCATACAGCAATAATTTATTAAGCAATGATTTATTAAGCAATGATTTATCATACAACAATGTTTTAATAACCAATGAATTAATGAGCGATGATTTAATGAGCGATGATTTATCATACAACAATCATTTAATAAGCAATGATTTATCGTACAATGTTTTATCATTTTTAACATATAACATTTTTCCACGTAACTATGATTATTATAACACTAGCGAATACAACGATTTAGCCCCAGGTACTTATTATACAAGAAGATATTCATTTGTAGATTTCATGAGAACACTATCACAAAACAGTACAACACAAGAACACACATTTTTAGAAAATTTCATAAATAGCACATTTGATAATAACAACACAAAATTCAAAAAAGTAATATGTGATGATGAATTAGAAAAATTAAAACCGCAAAAATTTACAAAAAAAACAGAAACCGAAACAAACTGCCAATGCCCTATTTTATGTTATAACTTTGAGGAAAACGAAGAAATAATCAAATTACCATGCAATCATAATTTTAATTGTGAAGCTATACTAAAATGGTTAACACAGGAATCGAATACTTGCCCCGTATGCAGATATGAATTTGATTATAAAGAAATAAATAATGATAATAAGAGCCAAGAAACCACACAAGAAACCACACAAGAAACCACACAAGAAACTAGCAACACTAATTATGACGAAGATTTTAACAATAACAACAACATAATAAGTGAAGACGAACTATTTTTACAAGAAATATTACTATTTAGTTATTCAAATAGCAACACTAGCAACTAACATTCTTTAAAATCATTCTTTATAATCTTTAAAAAAGAATATAAAGAAAAAAGCAAGCAAAAAGTAAGCAAAACATTAAAACTTTATAGAAGAATGTTTTACTGTTTCAAATAGCGACTGCGAACATAGTAAATTAAAATTTAAAAAAGCAAATTTCTTGTAAAACACAATTTTTATACTTATATTTTGCGACTTCAAAAATTTTACAAGCGCACTAATAAAATCAAGCCTAATTGTATTTTTCGCAGTTTTCAAATCATAATTTTGAATAAAACTTATAATAAATTTATATAACTCCAATACTTCACCAATTTTTAAACGCATAGCAGGGTCCGGATAAATAACCTTTTTATATAATTGTATAAAAATTTCTATAATCTCTTGCTCCTGATTATTCAAGAAAAAGCGAGCACGTTCTCCGCCCCGCTCTATTGTTTTAATATCTTTTAAATGATATAAATACACTAAATTAATAGTTAGACTATATAAGTCATTATATGCATAGACGTAATCTAACAAATATTTAACAATGCTATTATATTTAGGATACTTGTGCTTATCTAAAAACTGATAATAAAATCGGGCTAACGCTTTTTTATAGTCACTCATTTCATCATTATTAAAAAATCTACTAATTTCCTCATTATCAATCATGCTATTATAAGTATCAGCAATAAAGTAATTTATTGCTTCTTTTGATACAGCATTATTATCATTATTATCATAAATTTCCATAGTAAAGTCTTCTAGCTTATTAAAAATTATAAAACTAATAAATCTTTTTTCAATATTAAAATGATAACTATCATTTCTATAATCAAACGTAAATTTTTTAATATATTGAAAATCAATATAATCTTTACTTAATTTGTAACAATTATTAATATTAAAAGATAAACCAAAGTCTATAATAATAGGATTATTATTTTTCAAATTTATTAGTATATTACCCATATGCAAATCATTATGAATAATTCCAACCTTATTTAATAAGCTCACTGAATATAATGTCTTATAAATGTGATTTAAAATATTAAAAGTAAATTCAAAATCATGATCAATATAATAATCTTTGATCGTGTAACTTTTTATATATGGCGAATACATCAAAATATATTTATTATTTACAATACTATTGTTATAATTTACACGATTTACATGATTTCCATGATTAGCATGATACGCAGCATGCGCATTTTCTTCATTATACTCCTCAAAAAGAATATTACATTTTGCAATATCTAAATGTGATTTTTCTAGTGTGTTAAATGTAACAATACAAAATTTAACAATTGGACTAAAATATTTCTTATAGTTTGCAATATTATTTTTTATATAAATTCCTATAGACTTCTCATTGTCACTATAAAAGTTTATGTCTTGTATTTTAGTAATTAATCTTTTTTTATTTTGTTTTCCCGCACAACTAATGCCCGGATAATAAACACAGCCATAACTTCCTTCTCCTAAAAATGTAGATCTTGATGTTAAAGTTGGAGCGTCGGCCTGATATATAGACATACTTATTATATGTTATTATATAATTTATTATACTTATAATTTATTATACTAATTTATTATACTAATTTATTATACTAATTTATTATACTAATTTATTATACTTATAATTTATTATACTTATAATTTATTATACTAATTTATTATATTACATGTCAGACTTAGCACCACAAAAAACATACTTATATTTATTATATAATGAAATTATATATGATCCAATACAAGCGCTATACTACAATATATTAACATTAAATAAAAACCCAGAAGGATTATTAAAAACATACACAAAATTAACCTCACTAACTAAACCTTCATCGCGTGATTTAATAACAACACAATGCGCATTTGTTATAAAGAAAGATTTATTAACTGCTAATAATTCATATAATCTCTCTTATAGCAACATTTTAACTTTAGATGATCTAAATGATTTTACTGAATTTTTAATAAATAATAATTACGTAATAACTGATTACAATTACAATTACAATAACAATAATAACAACAACAACAATAACAACAATAATAACAATAACAACAATAATAACAATAATATCAAAAAAATAATATATTCATTTAAAATTACGTTATAACACAATAACACAATATAAAGAAAAATTGAAAAATTAATAAATATTATAAATAATTTTATAATATTATAATTATTTATATTATGGACGTTAATAATATTAACAACGTTAACTACGAAGACATAATTCAAAATTTAAAATCAAAAAACAATACTATCAAAAATTACATAGAAACATTAAGCCCACTTGAATATAAAGCACTAGCAATTTCTATTAGAGAACTTGAAACGTCATTTTCATTAGAAAAATCAATAGGTTACATTAATTACACAAAGAAAGTCAAAGCAAGCAATCAATCAATCCCATAAAGCATAAATATGACTAAACTTATTACCCCAAAAATCAATGCAATAATCTTTTCGCTATTTATTTTTTCCTGAAATATAAAATATCCCATCAAAAACAAAATAATAAAATATATTAAATGCCATATAATATTCAATATTAATATATTGCCATAATGCAATAATTGATATATACAAAAACCCAATAATGCATACATTGATACTCCAAAAATTAAATATTTATTACTGAAATCCTTTTGCTGTATTTTCTTAAATAAATATTGAGATGCAATAGATAACAGTGTTATTAAAAATAAATACACATAAAAATAATTATCTATTTTTAAATAATTATTTTTCATACTTATAAAATATATATAAATAATATATTAAAATTTTTGATACTGTCTAAAATTTTTGATACTGTCTAAAATTTTTGAAACTGTTTAAACTCTTTAAAGCCAATATGTGTTTTATATAATTCGCAAGTCTTAATACTAGTGTTTTCTTCTTCTTTAACAATTGAAAATGTAATACATGAACAATCATTATTAATGCTATTGCTAATGCTACTACTATCACTAATGCTACTACTATCACTAATGCTATAACTTATTTTATATTTATTAATTTCACAATAGCTATAAAAATCCTCAATAGTGCCTTTATATTTATATTTATTTGAAACATATTCAACGTCATCTTTTGAATTAGCGTTTTTATTCAATTTATTATAAAAAATGCAACTTTCTTTTTCTTTTCCTTTTTCCTTGGCTGCATTAGCATGATCATTAACATCAGCATCAGCATCAGCATCAGCATTAGCATCAACGTCATTAGCATCAGCATCAGCATCAGCATCAGCATCAGCATCAGCATTAACATCATCATCAATTATTTCACAATCAAGCCCATAATCATAATTTTCACATTTATCAATATATATATTTTTACAGTCATTTTTTACAACAAAAATCCGCGACACAACGTCCAAATAGGTAAAATCAATAATATTCGATTTTTTACAATAATATTCAAAATTTGAATAATCATAATTATAAGTCATAATTATTTCTCCTTTTGGAGTAACAAGTTTAACATATTTATATTTAAGCGAATTCAAAAAATCCACACCTAATACAGAACTTTTCAACGCATTAAACTCGTCTAAATATTCAAATAAATAAGGATCATAGTCATATAATTCTTTATTTAGATTATACTTGTCAACAAATTGATTTATCATACTTGAATATACATAACGCGAAACAAACGCAACTGAAGAGAATAAAGCGGAAACAAAAATAGAAAGAAGGATCAGCATATTAAATATATTATTAAAATTTACATTATTAAATATAATTTTTGCATATATATATATTTGCTCATTATTCATAAATCCATAAGCCGTCTCATAATAGTCCATACTATTATAATCACAAACAATAACAGAATATTTATCAAAATGATTTAAAGAGTTAGAGAGATTGGAATAACCACAGCTATTACTATAACCAAGATCAAGCATAAGTGTAATAATAATAATAATAATAATATTACTAGCTATTATTTAAATAATGTTATTATATTAATTAAATAACAATACAAACAATAAATAATCAATATAATAACATGTGTTACTCTATTTCAATTATAACGGACCTTAAAAATACAAATCAAATTTCATACAATAATGAACTATTAAAAAATATAGCATCAAACATCCCAAATTCATTATTATATAACGATTATGAATTAAGCGGTATAAATAACTACGTAAAAAATAATTATTGTAGCACAATCATCGAAATAAATAGCGAAGACAATGATGCAATAAATGCTATAGTTAATATTATAGAATTAATAATACATATAAAAGAACTAGCTATTGAATATATTTATAATGATAATAAATTAATATATTGTTCTAAGAAATATATTAATAATCTTGATGCTAATTTACATAGCAAAAAAGATATACTGCAAAAAATAGAAGAAAATAAAAAGCATATTGAATATAATACAATTTTTAAAGCTCTTAAAGTATATAAATCACTAAAATAAATTCTTATTTCTTATTTCTTATTTCTTATTTCTTAGCTCTTTTCCTTTTATGAGTTCGGTTTCTCCTTCTTTTCTTACGTGTATGCATCTTATGACTTAATTTAGGATTAATATTAGGATTTGGGTTAGGTGCAGTTTCAGCAATAGCATTTAGAGCTGAGAAATTAAATAGTTTGGAAGAAATACCATTATGAGGCAATGCTCTCTTTTTTGTTTTTTCTTTTGACTTTGAACCAAATAATTTCTTGGGCATAAGCGTAGCGGGCATAAGCGTAGCGGGCATAAGCGTAGCGGGCATAAGCGTAGCGGGCTTAAGCGTAGCGGGCTTAAGCGTAGCGGAAACAAGCGTAGCCATTTTCTTAGGAATAGTTAATGCTTTATTTACTACTCCATGCTCCTGCTTTAATATATCAAAAAGAGATTGATTTTTAGAACTCATTTTTTTCATATAACCTTGCAATGTGTCTTCTTCTATTTTATTCACTATACCATTATCATTAAACATACCCATTATTTTTTTACCTTTCTCTCTCTTACTATCTACATCAACAATATAATCTTTATGTACAATAGGTTTTCCATTTAACATACTCAACATTGAACCACTATTTTTTATTTTTATATTCATTACACTATTACTTAATATAGTATAATAAAATAAAAAAAAACAAATCAAAAAAAAACAAATCAAAAAAACAAATCAAAAAAAACAAATCAAAAAAACAAATCAAAAAAACAAATCAAAAATATAAAAAATTGACTTTAAGTAAAAAAGTTAAAGATTTAACCTATACTAATAATAATACTATGTTTGGCGGAAGCAATATTATAGAATTCATGAAAGTTCTAAATGAGCTTTCAATAATAATGAAAAATAAAGGCGAAGTTTTTAGATCGTTAGCATATACAAAAGCAATAAATGAGCTAAAAAAATATATGTCATCAGAAAATGCTAGTCCTATTAACTCCGCACACGAATTAAAATCACTAAATTTACCAAATATAGGCAAAACAATTCTGGAAAAATATGAAGAATTTTTAAAAACCGGAACATTAGAAGCAATCGAAAAAGAAAGAGCTAATCCAATAAATATTTTTGCAAACATATACGGCATAGGCCATGTAAAAGCCAACGAATTAGTAAATTCAAAAAATATTAAAACATTGGATGAACTTAAAGAAAGACAAAATGAATTACAAGAAAATAAATTACCATTATTAAATAAGAAGCAACAAATAGGTCTTAAATATTATAATGATCTATTAAAAAGAATTCCTAGAACTGAAATTAACGAATTTAAATCATTATTTAAATCTAAATTCAGAGAAACAATAATTGAAAATGGCGAATTAGAAGAAAATCATAAATTTGAAATTGCGGGCAGTTACAGACGAAAAGCAGAGAATTCAGGAGACATTGATTTAATATGCACGTCTTACAATAATAATAAAACCGTTTTTGCTAAATTCATAGAAAAATTATTTTCAAAAAATATATTAATCGAAGCATTGTCAAGTGGAGAAACAAAAACCCTAACAATAGGAAAGCTACCAAAAGAAGGATCTATTCCGCGCCGATTAGATTTTCTATATGCCCCACAAGAAGAGTACGCTTTTACATTACTTTATTTTACAGGATCAAAAGATTTTAACACAGCGACAAGACAACATGCCTTAAATCTAGATTTAACATTAAGCGAACATGGATTTTATAAAGTAATACACACAACAAAAGCAAAGCAAGAAAAAATTCAAAATTTGTTATTCAAAACAGAAAAAGACATTTTCGATTTCTTATGTATGGAATATAAAGAGCCACAAGACAGAATAGACGAGCATTCAGTAATTTTAACCTTACCTATTGAAGAAATAAAAAAACATATAGAAGAAAAAATTAAAGTAAAGCAAGAAGCAATAGCACCAGCACCAGCACCAGCACCAGCACCAGCACCAGCACCAGCACCAACACCAGAAACACAAGAAGTAAAACCAGAACCAGCACCAACACCAGAAACACAAGAAGTAAAACCAGAACCAGCACCAACACCAGAAATACAAGATGTAAAACCAGAACCAGAAATACAAGATGTAAAACCAGCACCAGAAACACAAGATGTAAAACCAACATCAGCCAAAAAAGATACATTAAAAATTAAAATGCCCAACTCAAAAGCCCAAACACTTAAAAAGTATACAAAAAAAATCAAAGAAGCAATCCTAGAAAATCTAAATAAATTTAAATCACAAGGTATAACAGCATTAGCAATATTATCATTAGAAGAGCTAACAGCAATGTTACAAGAAGCTATCGATAATTACTATATTTCAGAACTTAAAGAAAGCAGTTTATTAACAGACAACGAATATGACATATTGCGCGAATATATTTTGAAAAAAGACCCATCAAATGCCCTAGCAAACGACCAACAAACACAAATAAAAAATGATAACACAAAAGTAAAACTCCCTTATGAAATGTGGTCAATGGATAAAATAAAACCCGATACAAACGCGCTAACAAAATTCAAACAAACATACAAAGGACCCTATGTAATATCGGCAAAAGTCGACGGTGTAAGCGCACTATACAGCACAGAAACAGGTAGTCCAAATTTATACAAAAAAGGCGACGGCAAATTCGGCTTTTTGATTAATCACCTGCTCCCATATTTAAACTTGCCAAAAGAAAACAACATAACATTGCGAGGCGAATTAATGATCAAAGAAGAAACTTTCAAACTTAAATATAAAGGCCAATTTAGCAATTCGCGAAATTTCATAGCCGGACTAGTCAATCGCAAAAAACTAACACAATTAGAAAAAGACATATTACAAGATATAGATTTTGTAGGTTATGAAGTAATAATGCCCCAAAATCTAAAACCATCAGAACAATATAATAAATTGGCAGAATTAAACGTAATAAGTGTTAAAAATATTCAAGCATTAAACTATGAGCAATTAACAAACGACTATTTATCCAATAAATTAATCGAATTTAGAACCACTTACGCATATTCTATTGACGGCATAATTTGCATTGACGATAATTTACATGATCGTAAAAGCAAAAACCCCGAACACGCTTTTGCTTTTAAAATGGTATTAACAGACCAAGTAATAGAAGCAAAAGTATTAGACGTGCTTTGGTCAGTATCAAAAGATGGACTATTAAAACCACGGGTCCAATTTGAACCCGTTACAATTGGCGGCGTAACAATAACATACGCAACCGGTATTAATGCACGATTTATTGTAGACAACAATATTGGATTAGGAGCATTAGTAAGTCTAACAAGAAGCGGAGATGTAATACCAAAAATTACATCTGTAATAGTGCCCGCACAAAAACCAATAATGCCCAGCACTGACGAATATGATTATGTATGGAATGCTACAAATGTGGATATTATACTGAAAAATATAAAATCCGATCCGCGAGTTAATGTAAAATCAATAGCTAAATTCTTTAAAGACTTAGAAGTCGAAGGACTAGGCGAGAAAAATATTGAAAAAATTATAAATAGCGGCGCAAATTCAATCATTAAAATAATAAATTTATCTAGCGAAGACCTAATGAAGGTTGAAGGTTTCCAAAAAAAGATGGCTACAAAAATCAAAACATCTATCCAAAAACAACTAGAAGAAGCAAGCATAGCAAAAATTGCGGCTGCATCCAATATATTTGGACGCGGTTTAGCTGAACGAACAATAAATGCAATTTTAAAAGCAGAGCCAAACATTTTAATTCCTGGCGCAAGCGATGAAGAAAAAATAAGTAAGGTTAATGCAGTTGAAGGTGTGGGAGAAAAAACAGCATTGCAATTTGTAAAAGCAATACCCGAATTTGTTGAATTTATAACATCAATTAAGCCTAATTATCAAACGCAACAACCAACAATACAAACAATACAACCAACACAACCAACACAAACACAAACACAACCAACACAACCCAAAGAACCAGATCATGCTTTAAAAAATAAAATAATTGTATTTTCAGACTTTGATAAATCGTCAAAATATACAAAAAAAGAATTGGAAAAATTACTTACTAAATTTGGACCAATTATTGAAACATCTGTTAAAAAAACCACAAACATTTTAATAATAGGTGACAGCTTAAGCAATTCAACAAAAGTCGAAAACGCCAAAAAAATAGGAACAATAGAAATAATAACATTAGACGATTTCTTAGAGAAATATGTAGATGTTAAAGACAAAACTGATGTCAAAGAAGTTGATGTCAAAGAAACAGATGTCAAAGAAACAGATAATAAAAAGATCAATATATATATATTGTCATTAGCAGAAGAAAAATATTATGTAGGAACAACAACTAATAAAAATTTTACATTACAATCTTATTTAAATAATAATAATGCATCATGGACACAAAAATATAAACCATTAAAATTAATGAGATTTATAGAAGATTGTTATGATTACGAAGAAGACATTGTTACAATAAACTTAATGAAACTATATGGAATTGCTAATGTTCGCGGAGGATCATATAACAATGTAATTTTAGATAAATCAACATTAGACATTATAAAACAAAAATTAAAATAAACACACCATAAAATTGACTTGTTTTATAATTTATTTTTTATATTATTATTATTTAAAAACAACAATAATAATATAGCAAAATGGTTTGTATATATGTTCTCAAATTAGAGCAAGGAAAATATTATATTGGAAAAACAAACAATCCACAATTTAGATTAGAAAATCACTGCAATGGTAATGGTTCTGCATGGACACAAAAATATAAACCACTAAAAGTAATTAAAATTTTACAAAATAAAGATGATTATGATGAAGACAAGTATACAATGCAATATATGGATAAATATGGAATTGCTAATGTTCGCGGAGGGTCATTTGTTAAAGTAAATTTAGATAAATCAACAACTGACTTTTTAACACATATGAGTAATAGTACAAATAATAAATGTTTTACTTGTGGAGAAGCAGGACATTTTGCAAATGAGTGTGTCCATTGCGAAACCAGTGAAGGGTTAAGTGATGAGACATACGAGGAAGTTTGGGTATGTAATTATTGCGAAAAGGAATTTGATGAAGAAAGCAAATGCATGTACCATGAAAAAAAATGTGCTTCAAAACATAGCAATGACGTTAATAGTATGTCTTGTTATCGGTGCGGTAGAAAAGGGCACTATTCTCCCTCTTGCTACGCAACAAAACATATTAAAGGCTATTACTTAAAATAAACAAAAACAAATTATTATTTATTTATTATCAATATAACTACATGAAGCTTCTTCGCTAGGACCAGGACCAGGATCAGGAATAGGACCATGAGCATTTTTGATTTTATTATAGTCGCTTAAGGTAAATTTATTGCTTTTACTAGCATAACTATAATCATCAAATATAATTGTGCTTACACACAATCCTAATGTATAACTAATTGTAATAAGCTGATTGTTACAATACTCAATAAGCTGATTATATTCATTAAATAACTTAACTATTTTATGTATAAAAGACACAATTAAACTAACACTCAATCCCGAGGTAAATTTGAAATTCTCATTTAATTCATTAAAACGCTCAATACCCACAACACTTAATAATTCATATACATTCAACTTTTCAACATTCTTTTTTCTCTCATTATCATTCCTATAAATAGCATTTGCCAAATCCTCTTTTGACTTGCGATTTAAAATATATTGCACAGTTACTTGATCATGGTTCAATAACTGCCTGACTATTCGCCTACAATTCTCCAAATCTACATTTGTAATATGATTAACAACGCGATGAAGATTAGACAATTGTGTATTCAAAATCGCAAAAATGGAGGTTTCTGAAAGTTTGATTTTTAGATCTTCCATCAAATCTTTATTACTTAAAGCATTATACAGATCAAAATCAACAAAATAGCGCGCCGGCTTAACCTTCAAATTTTGAATAAAATTTCTAATTGTTACGTTTGAAATCAAAAGCCCAACAAATTCGTCCATATTAGCATTAACAACCGACGAAGCTTTTGTTAAATGGGCTTGAATAAACTTTAAATTATGTATAGATAACAAACCACCACATAAAACATCACCTGGATTTCTAGGCGCAAGACCAGCATTATTATTTTGCATATATTGATAAAAGTGAGGATTATGAATAGCGCCATTACTAACAATTTTACCACTATTCCAACTAAATGCTACTTTACACTCTGTACACCACATTTGGTCGCATCCCGAAATCTTAAAAATTCGCACTCCACATTTAGGACAGCCTTTTGTTTCCTTTTTGATCAATTCGGCACTTTTCAAATTATCTTCATTACATATATGTTCATTATCTTGTTTGTTGTATCCAATGATTTCAAAACAATCAGGACACACATATAATTTACATAATTCACACTTATATTGACTAGATAAATAACCTTTGCAATCGTTACCAGGACAAGGCATAATAAATTTCTTGCGCTCTTCTTTATCGCTAGCCTCTCCGTTTTGAATACGAAAAATGCGCAAATTTTTTTCTCCAATTTTATTTCGCATAATATTAACCATTTTTCGCAGCTCGTCATATTCTTTCATCATTAAACTAAGCTCCTTTGTTTCTTCTTCAACAAGTTTTGTCCTTTCGACTAAAACCATTAATTCGGGTGTTCTACTAATCTCTCGCTCAACCAACAAATTTTTACGATGCTTTTTATATTCATTATCAATATAGCTTCTATTCAAATTTTCAACAAGAAACTTAGTTGTCCATTGATTTTTACAGTTCATACAATGCGGGTCATTTGTTGTTCCAAGCAAATATTTTCTTACGCAAACTTTGCATGTTTCATAAGCACATCCTGCATATTCGCAAACAACTCTAGTATGAGTAGATTTGTTGTATTTTTCACAGCATACTTCGCATACAGTCGCATTCGCTTTTTCCTTGCTATTGCTCATGCTATTGCTCATTTAAAATATATTAATTTTATAAATTACTATAATAAACATAAAAAAAAGAATTTCAATTTTATTCATTTATAAAACTAAACTATTGCGACAACTCTTTATATTCAAATTCAAAGTTTCAAACACTAATAGCATTTTGTAAATTGCGCATACGTAAATTGCTCATATATTCAAATTTATAAATAGTAGTGCTGTTTTGTAATTTAGTCATGTTATTATGAAGCACTAACAATTCAGCATCAGAGTACAAATAAGGAGCCCCACTATGATGATAATAATGTACACACTCTTCAATATGCCTTTTTACAATATTAGTAATATGATATAACATAGTGTTATAATCAAAGTCACTTAGCGCAATATATTTTATATATAATTTGTGTAAATGCGCAATATCTAAAACATGGTCATTAAATTGCGTTTTATTCATTGTTAAAACGCGCGATTTATAATCGCCTAAAAACGCATTTGCATTAGCCACAACAAATCCTGACCATATACTTTTGGGTGTTCCAAAAATCGAAACAAACTTTTTACAAAGAATTGCTTGTATGCACTTATTTTTCCTAGCATTATAATAAGGTTGTCTTACGTAAAATAAGATCTTTTGCTGAATATCACAAGGCAGTCTAACAAGCAACTTGACGTATTTGCGGGCGCGATAGCCTTTATATGCTTTTTGAATAGTTAAAGCATATAAAGCATATGTATAAGCATGAATAGTACAACACTTTGCTTTATTGCAAACAAAACTAAACGCTTTTTTGCATCTGCGACCTTTCAGCGTTACAGCTTGGCATCTCTTGTTATAGCCTACCATAATTAGTTCTTTGCTTTGTCTTTAAGTCCTTTTTGTATGTTCTTATAAACTACTACAAACAAAAAAAAATCTTAGCATTCAATTTTTTTCATCCAATACTCTATATTATTGCTGTTTTCTCTAATATAATTAATAACCCCTTTTCCCATTGTTCTATAAGTTCATTTACCTTTTTAGATTGTATGGGATAATTTTGTAATGGATAAAATGGTACTAATATGTCATGTTTTTCTTTTAATAATAGCTCTAATAAAATACCTTTATGAATTGGATTATTATATTGAAAATAGATCATAAAATAAAATTGTAATTCATTACTAAATCCAAAATTATATAGCATATTTGGACTTTATCTAGTTCTGCTTGTTCTAATGTTTCATTACTTAACAATTTATTTATTATTGTTTGCGTAGGTATATTTTGAGAGATTTCCACATAAACCTCTTTTACTTCAAAACCGTTTAATAGTTCGCTGTACTCTTTTTTGGCAAATGCGTTTTTTGCATTACTTGCTAAGCTATTAAATTCTGCTACTTTCGTTGTATCTTTACATTTATTAGCAAGTATTTGTATTTTACTGTTTTGGTTTACTTGATTGATCTCAACATAAATCTCTATAGCATAACTAATACTATTAATATCAATAGTAGTAAAATCTTCATAACAAGGATATCCTAATATTTTACCCATTTCTTTTGCCCCTATATTTTTGTTACCATTATAGTGATAGTCAATTTTAGAAACGATTACACCTTGATAGTTTTCATAATCAGTAGTCAAAATAAAATTAGGAAAATATTTTTTAATTCCTTCTATAATAGATTTAGTTCTTGGATCGCTATGTGTTCGTTCTTTATAATCTGCCGGCTGGACTAACATAGCAGGTCTTACATTTTCATTTACCAAAATACAATTTAAAATAATAGTAATAGGTAAAGTTTTTTCTTCATAAACTGACATGTTGTATAGTATACAGTCGATTTATTTATAATACATTAAACTTATAAGAGTAACGACTTATAAGAGTAACGACTTATAAGAGTAACGACAACAATACAAATAACAAAAAAAAAGATTATTACTAATAAAACATATGTATAATAATATATCATACATATGTTCATTATTATACATAACGTAGAACTAATAAATTTGTCGCTCAAAAGCATTAAGTCGCAATAGTTTATGATGACGCATTAAACCACATTCATTATATATACTATCAGGCATCTTAGAATAAGTAACAAGCGGCGCAAGTCTAAACTCCGCAAAGTTTTTAATAGTTCGCAATTTGATTGCCTTAGTGTTGCGATTAACTCTTTTGGCACTCTTTAAATAGCACAATACTAAATATAAATTGTATTTTTGACATAACTTAAACCATAGCTGAATACATGCTTTTAAATAAACATAATTACTATTCTTCTTTTTCAAACTATCACTAAACGCCAATCGATTATAATAATACATTAAAATCTGCGAAACATTGCCCAACACATTAGCCCAACCATCTCTCATATATTTGGTCCGACTATAATGTGCATCATACATAAAGACTAAATGCTTATACAAATCTACAATAACTTTGTCTTTAGCATTAGACCCATTAGCTAAAGCAAAATTAGCGTTATATATTGAATTTATTGAATATATTGATTGCTCAGAAATATATTCAATGCTATAATGGGACAAATATACAAATACATCATATCGCTTTTTGGCATTTTTAAAATAAGCAACTATCACATTTGCAGCGTTTACTTTCATAAACTCATGTATAATATTTACAATCTCATTAGGCAGAGGTAGCACTTCAAGCAAAAGTGTATAAGACATAAGCGCACTAGTTATAAGTTATTAATTATAAATAGCTCAAGCATATCAATTTTTTTTAACTATAAAAATTATTATAGTTACATATAATAAATGCCGAATAGACCGCCTCCACTAAGGCGTCAATATGCGTTTATTCGCCCACCTTCACCACCAGACGGTAATCTATATGATAGACCCGATAGCCCACCGCCGCCACCACCGCCGCCACCACCAGCTAATAGTACGGCACGAGGAAAATCTAGAAAATCTGGAAAATCTAAAAAATCTAGAAGATCTAAAAAATCTAGAAGATCTAAAAAATCTAGAAAATCTAGAAACTTTAGAAAAATGAAAACATATTAGAGAGATTATCCACTTTAAATCATTTTCAAATATATTTAAATACATATATATTTTTCAACTTAAAGAAACACCGACCTAAACAAAATCATAATGAACTATGCTCTTTAAATCAATTTTCAAATGCTTATAAAGGCGACTTTTAATCATTAAAGCCGGGTTTTTCTTTTCATAATTACCGGCAATAACTTTCTTCATATTTTGAATATAAATCTCTCCAAAAATCTCAGGATCAATCGACTTTTCAGCACTCACTTTCCACTCTACAAACAGCGTTAATATTTTCTTGTCAAACGATTTTATGAATGCACGCAAATAAGTATCGTCCATAATTATCCATTGCAGTCCATCAAATATATATAGCACGTTTTCTTTGCTATTAAAACATTTAATAGGCAACAATGTGCCCTTAACATTTAACATGTCAATATATTCACAAATAATGTTAAAAATTCCATCAACATAATCATGCTTAAATATTTTCTGTAAATGGTCTTGTTTTAATACTAAATTAGCCATAAAATTATTTATATTAGAACCAGCACCGTTCAAATAATCATGCTTAAAATTTTGATTTAAATAATCTAATATATTTATCTTATTTTTAACAACATTTACATATTTTTTCAATTCATTGTAGTCCGACTCGAGTTTTTCATATTTATTATGTAACATTACTACCATAGTAAATAAATTTTGTATATTTACATCACATGACAAACTTTCTAGTGTCAAACTTTCTAACGGCAAAACATTTGATTTATTAGAACATCTTGCAAATTTACATTTTAGTAAATGATTATTATACGCAGTTTTGCGAATATATTTTTTATTGCAATATGCACAATTATATAAACAATTAGTAGTGCAAGTGCTTCTTATAGGATCCATAGCAAACTATTTTAGCAAGCGCTTTCACTTAATACACAATCACTAAAAAAACATAAATTATTCAATTTTTTAATTATAAATATAATATAGTTTTATAATAATATGCCTATTCCTGACACTAAATACAATTATAGTTTTAGTAAATTAAAACGCGATTTATGCAACAATTCATTTGTGTATAGCTACCATATACTAACATGCGACATAAGCGATACTCTTATTCGTAATAGCTCGTCGCAACCCAACAATATATATTTAACGTCTAAAGCGGCCTTTTTAATACACCCCTTTTCAAATGTTTCTAATTGTAACACTCAATTTTCAAGCAATAACAATGTTGCTTTCAAATATAAGAAACCATTAACAAGCCTAAATGAAGGATCAACGTCTCACAATACAATTCAAATACAAAAAGAAATACAAGATCAATTACATACGTCGAGTTCCAATTATACACAAGTGTTAAGTTCTTTAGCTGTTTCACAAGATATTAATAAGGCACAAAAGAAAGCATGGCATAATGCCAGCGATCGATCAGTGAAAAAAACAGGTTCAAATTACGGAGTTGATATTAAACATAATTCATATGACAGATATTTAGCAAAAAAGAAATCAACCACACTAAAAACACAAAATAACCAAAATAGTCAAATCATTCCTTTACAAGGAAATAAAACTAAATATTATTCGCTAACTACTCAATATAATAATTGCAAGTCTAATTGCTGAAAGTAAAATATAAAATTTAAAATTTAAAATATAAAATTTAAAATTTAAAATTAAAAATTTATAAAATATAATCTAATGTATATCTAAAATCATAATATGCCACTTATGAAAATGAACCTACAAACACAAAACGATGTAGTAAATAACCAGGCAGTTTATATTCAGAACCAGCTTGGACCATATTTTCAAGCACAACCTATATTACGTCTAGGTTCATCTGCTAATAGAAATTTTTTACCCCTTTATATTCAAGGAAATAAAAATTGTAAATCATGCGGAGGTAAGTGAAACGACTAAAAGTGAAACGACTAAAAGTGAAACGACTAAAAGTGTAACGACTAAAAGTGAAACGACTAAAAGTGAAACGACTAAAAGTGAAACGACTAAAAGTGTAACGACTAAAAGTGAAACGACTAAAAGTGAAACGCAAAATAATTTTATAAAAATTGATATAAATATTATTTATGGTTTTAAATTATAAATCATAAATAATATGTCCACTAACACAGACTATCGAGTAATGCAAATGGCAAAAATCCAAAGCGAAGGCTTAGAATTATTTAAGAAAAAAAATAGCGATTACGGAGATGCGTTTGCTAGCTATGGAGTAATTGGTGTATTAGTTCGAATGGGTGACAAGATTTTACGCGCACAATCAATCACAAATAGCTCAATTTCTCTTGTAAATAGCGAAACACTAAGAGACACACTTATTGACCTACATAATTATTCAGCAATGGCTATTATGTTATTAGATGAAGATAAAGCGAAGCAAAAAAAAGCAAAAGAACCGATTTATCCAAGCGCACCATAAACAAAGCACACACTATAAAACATAGCACACACTATAAAACATAGCACACACTATAAAACGTTATACCATAATATAGCACTAGCAAACAAGGCACACACATAATATAACCATAACAAAACATAAAATCTAAAACCCGTTTCTTATAATAATAATACATAACATAAATAGTCCAAAAATCCTTAACCATAAATGTGTCGACTTCTTTATATCCTTTTTTTTCATAATATGCCTTAACACCTTCACCGCTAATTACCACAATCCCGTAAAGCCCATTTTCCATAGCTATTATTTCGGCACAATTAAGTAATCCCGACCCAATACCGCTATGCTGACAGCCACTTTTTGCAATACTATTTACCGCTAATGTGTCGCCATATACATGCAACTCGCGAATAAGCCCACGACCTCTAAGGATGTCAAAAATGATTTTATTATTTTTCTGGTCAACGCAACGCAATCTAATAAAACCAAATAGCGCCTTTTTATCCATGCTTTCGTAAGCAATAAAATAATCGTCACCACAATTGCCCCTATATTTATAACAATTGTAAGCCGCCGTTTTATTATAATAAGACGCATTGCGGCCGATTTCGCGCGCTCGTATATCTTTAGAACACACTCCGTCACCTTGCAACATAGCATCAATAATTTGCCGCATATTACCTATATTATTTCCGCCTTCAACATATACCCCACACGGAATATCGCGAATAACACGCGGAAGCCTAATCCAATTAGGGCATGTTTCCATAGCATAGCGCACAACATCAATAAGCATTTTAGGGTCTTTGTCAAAATACGGAATATATTTTCCTTCAGCATGCCATTTTTGAATAACCGTCCACGGCACAGTTTGACAAGGATAAACCTTCATTTGGTCGGGACAAACCACACTATACACATAATCAAACATAGCTTTATCGATTTCCACACTTGCACCGGGTAAATCGGGCATAATGTGGATGTCTACCTTAAAACAATTATCTTTCAAATAACGCAATGCCTCTAATAACTGCTCAACACTATGACCACGATTAATCTTTTTTAAAATAGCATTGTCCACGTGTTGCGCGCCTAGCTGAATACGTGTAACCCCCCAACGCCTAAATCGCCATAACCAGTCATCATCCAGTGCGTCAGGTCGCGTTTCAATACATATACCAATAATATGAACTCGAGCAGTCTTATTTATTTTGATTTCTTCTTCTACAGACAGCGGACAACGAATAGCCTCTAATAAACTAATATCAAGTTTATCATTTACACAAGGTTTACCATTTACACAAGGTTTACCATTTACACAAGTATCATAATTTATATATAATTTGCGTAAGTCAAAATATATATTTGCTACATAAAATATGTCACGATGAAAGCGCTCCAAATAACCAACTGGATATTCGGTATATGTGCCGCCTTCAATAATAATTTCCAACTTATCAATGACGTGACCATTATTAAAATATGTGTCAAGCCTGCTCAACATTTGGCCAACAGCTTTGAATTTTTGCTGATTTGCCCGCAATACGGCTGGCTCATAATATAAATAACTCCGCGGTTGTGCTTGCCATTTATTGCCTTCATGAGCAGGTTCATTGGGGCAATAATAGCAATTATGCTTGCAGCTGAATTTTTGTCCATCCGGAAATGGAGCAGTAAGCAGCGTAATACTTGTAATACCCGAAATATTGCGCATAGGTTTCTTTCGCAAAAGCAGTTTTAATAAATCAAAATGCACGCTTAAAGAAGGATCAAAATCCGAAACAGTTACAAGATTATTAAAGACATTTAGCAAAATAGATTTTTTAATATTTACTATTTTAGATAAGCGAGTTTCTTTATTAAACACTCGCTCAAATTGTTTATACAAGTCATCACTATTTGCCATAGTTAAATAGTCAGGATTGGCAGCCAACCAAGCTAATAAATTTTCAAAAATGATTTTGCATTTTTTAATGTCTAACGTTGAAAGATCAATATTGTTAAGATCATTGGGACCTACAGCATTTTTAGCAATTAAATAGTCCTCAATATTTGCGGTCATTAGTAATTATTATTATTAGTAAATGCAATTATTGGCAAATATAAGCAATGTATTTTTTATCAATTTTATCTTTATTTTATCTTTATTTTATCTTTATATTATCTTTATATTATCTTTATATTATCTTTATATTATCTTTATATTATCTTTATATTATCTTTATATTATCTTTATATTATCTAAGTACTATAATATAAATAATGAGTAAGAGTTTGACTTTAAGAAGTGCGAAAAGATTGGTAAAACATGCACAAAGATATCTAGAACGTGATTTTGAAACAGTTCCACAAGGTGAAGAACACATCCTAGGCGATCGTAACACACATCTGGTTAATATTATTATGCGTGAGATTTCTGAACATAATAAGTTAGTAGAAGAACTAAAAGCAAGACCTGTTTTTATGAATAGGGATCCAATTGTAGATGTTGGCTCTGTATTCAGAAATTCAGGTACAGATTTCGTAGATTTAGCAAAAAGACAAATTATAAACCGTCCAGGTGCAGCTACAAGATCACGTATAAGAATACAAAATTCAATATATCATAGTAATAAAAAATTTGTTACTAAAAATAAATCAAGAAAATCAAGAAAATCAAGAAGCTAATACTTGCCTTACACAATCTCATCAGCTAAGCCTAATTTCTTATATTTTTTACAATCCCAAACTTGTAAATCGTTTTTCAGAAAATAACCATCTAGCTTGTCGCGCGTTAAATTACACTCTACAAGATTACACATAATATCATAAAATAATTTTTTAAAGTCGTTTACTTGCTCATGTGAGCATTGCGCAAAATAATTCCAATAATAATCGCCCTTTTCGCTAATAACAAATTTAGAATAATATACTTTAGCATTTTTATTAATAATCCTATAATTACATAATGATGCCAACACAAATCCACTATCATAGCAATCTTTAATAATAATAGAAATGATTTCATGAATGCATTCTTTTTTAAACTTAATAAACTTTAATAACTCACTAAAGCAGCCACCTTTGCTGTTAATATGCAAATAAATCTTAAAGCTTGGAAATAAATGCTTATTATTAATAATGTTATTAATAAACTTTATTAGCATTTCAATGCTTTGACTATTAATTGTTGCATTAAAAGACACATGATTATCCATTAATACAATCTTATCGCCATTATTATGATTAGTAAATATATCATATATCATATATTTATTTGCTAAAATAGGTTCATATACATTAATAAAATCATTACTATTACGCTTTGTCATAACTATTAACTTTATTATTAACTTTATTATTAATTATTTATTTATTAATAATAAAATTAATCAATTTTTTATAAAATTTTGCTATATGTAAAAAAAATTGATTAATTTATATTATTTTAATTGTAAGGTCTTGCGCTCAAACACTAACAAAGCTAAGCTCAATGTCAGTTCTTTCCCTTTACATTCCCATTATTGACGCGGAGACGAGCGAGCAGTACATCATCAAGATGTTTCAAGATCACAACATCGGCAAGGTGATGCGGGTTGACTTTGTTAAGAATAGTGTCAAAAATCGCCGCGAAGCATTTCTTCACTTTGACGAATGGTTCGACAATGACGTGTCGAAGGCACTGCGCGAAGACATTTTGGATCCGACCACAAAAAGCCGGCTTGTCTACACCGGTACCAAGTTTTGGCCTCTTCTTGTTAACAAGAATGCTCATAGTCGGGTCCCTAACCCAGACTACGAGGTTCTCAAGACTAATGATATCAAAAGTGCATTCAAAACTCATGTGCTTAATCCGTTTGTGTTCTATGAAAGGAAGCACATGCAGACGTATGCAAACAAGGTGGCCAAGTGTGAAGTCAAAGCGGATGTTGTTGATGTTGATGTTGTTGTTGCTGATGTAGTCGGGTCGTCAGATTGCTGAGTGCTAAGTGCTGAGTGCTGAGTGCTGAGCCTAACCAAGAGCCTTATCGTGCCTTATCAAGAGCCTTACCTTTTTTTTCTTTAAACTAAAAACTAAAAATTGATTTTAAAAAATAACTTTTTTTTACTAATTATCAATCAATTTATAATAATGGGAGCCGGTGTATTACCTGTAGCACTATATAAAGGAGCATTATTTCTATTATTAGGTCAAGAGAGAAAAAATAATTTATGGGCCGACTTTGGCGGAAGCGCACACAAAGGAGAAAGACCATTCAAAACTGCAATTAGGGAAGGGACCGAAGAATTAAACGGATTTTTAGGCGATGAAAACGAATTTGAAGCTTTAGTAACAAGCAACATGATTATTTCAATTAGTTATGATAAATATACTAGCTACATTTTCAAAACAAATTATGATAAAAAACTGCCCTATTATTTTTCAAATGTAAATAAATTTGCCGAAATACATCTAAAAGACAAAATCGACATTGACCACAATGGACTATTCGAAAAAAAACAAATCCAATGGATGCCATTATCAAAATTAAAAGAAGATAAGTCCCAAGTAATATTCAGAGAATTTTATAAGCCTTTATTCCAATCAATCCTTAAAAATGAGAGATTTATTATTAGCTTTCTTCAAACAATGGAATAGCAGAAGCAGTAGCAGTAGCAGTACCAGTAGCAGAAGCAGTACCAATCATTAAATTTTGCTATTATATACGCTCTTCAAACAATTTAGCTGTACCATACGGTAGCTGCGAAGCTTCATACTTCTCTACTTTTGTTGTACGCTGTAGTAATAAGCTATTAAAATCATCAATCGTACAAGAAAAGTTATAGTCTTTACCCACACTATAATTTACATTAATTCCATCATTAAATATTTTAATCTCATTATAATATCCAGGAATTATTACTGTATAAGGTGATTTGTTTAATAACTTAATATGTTTTTCTAATGCCTGCATCATTGCATCCTTACCCTCAGTACTACCATGTGTTTTTATGTTTGTATCATAATCATATCGGTATAATGTTGTCTTAATTTCTTCAATCTTTTTTTTTTCATTATCAGACAACGTTCCCCCCCCTCATTTTATTAATAGTCCTCCTCCTCCGCATAGTCCTTCTTTTATTAGTGCGTCTTCTTCGCTTTTTTACTAAAGTTCGCCGGCGAGCCATATTTATATATATATTATAAAAATATAAAAGAATTTATGTTTCTAATATGTTATACTCTAATAATTAGTTTATTATCTATTATTAGATAATAAACTATTTTTTTTATGACATTAGCAACAACAACATTGTCTCTTGACGCCAAAAACAATTACGGTATAGTTTATAGTCCTGACCCATTAGTCGACAATATTTTAGATTTAATACCTAAACATCATTATGAAAATCCGCACCTAAAATGGCTAGACGTCGGAGCAGGAAACGGCGCATTTACGCTTAATCTTTATAATAGATTGTTAAATCATTTAGCCCCAGCATTTCCTAATTTGGAAAGTCGAAGGCATCATATTATAAAAAATATGATAACATTGTGCGAAATTTATCCGCCACATATTGAAAAATTGAACAGTCTATTCTCTCCAGATGCAAACATAATAACTAGCGATTTTCTTTTATTAAACAAAGATGTAACATGCTTTGACTTTATTATAGGCAATCCGCCATATAATATAAATGGAGCACTAAAAACACCTACAAACAAATCTCTCAAAAAAAATAATGACGGCAAACAAATTTATGTAGACTTTGTTAAAAAGAGTTTGTCACTATTAAACCATGGCGGACACTTGGCGCTAATTATTCCTTCATTATGGCTAAAACCAGATAAAGCAGGACTATATTACGCATTATTACATAGCAATTTTGTCATAGAAAAATTACACTGCTTGAACACTAGCGAAACACAAAAAGCATTTTTGTATAAAGCACAAACTCCTACATGTTTCTTTTATGGATACTTAAAAACAAAAGAAACAAAAGAAACTAAGCAAGTTAGCTTAGCTATTTACGATAAACTTAATAAATGCTATGTTGATTATGTTTTAAGACCTAACTATCCTATTCCTAGTAATGGAATAAATATTATTAACAAATTATTAGTTTATGTAGATAAAGTAGGACATTTAAAAGTTTATAAGTCAAATAGCCCGTCAAAAAAATCACTATTTTGCAATAACAATAATAATAGCAATTTTACCAATCTCAATATTCAAACCACAATGCTGCATAAAAAAACACCGCTATTAATTACAAATTATTCAAATAATTTACAACATTACGCGGAGCAACCTAAACTAATATTAGCACATAAAATGTATGGCTTTCCATATTTAGATAGCTCGGGCGCCTATGGAATATCATCACGCGATAACTATATTTTAACCACTACAGATTATTCTATTAACGAATTACAACAAATACAAGCATTTCTCTCTACAAAAATAGCACTATTTATATTTTCAACAACCAATTATAGAATGCGCTATTTAGAACGCTATGCTTTTCAATACATACCGGCTATTACTAAAATAAAAGAGTTTCCAAATTTATTAAACTTAGATTGCATAAGTCGAGAGAAATTAATAATTAACTTTTTTAATTTCTCTAGCAATGAAGAAACAATTATAAACAAGTGTTTTGCTAATTACAATTATTTTATAGATGCATGCTAATTTGTTGTTATATGTTTTCTATAATGTGTTTTCTTTGTTCTTCTACCACCCTTTTGCATCTATTCCTTCTTTCGTATCTCTTCTAACTTAATCCAGATTTCCCTATCCTTATCATCCTTCTCATTAGCTTGTGCTAGTCTTGTGGCTTTGTCTTTATTTTCTTCTGTCATAATGATTTTACGTGCCTCATCCATCGCTAGTAACTTTTCTATGACTGCTTCTGGGTAACTCTCAATTTCCGCATTAGAAATCCCTTCTTCCCGAACAAATGACATTGCATCTTCAAATTTTTTCTTATCATCTTCACTAATAATATCGTTTAAATATAGTTTTTGAATATTTATATATATATTATATTGTTTCACCAGACTTTTTGCCTCTTCCGTTGGATTAGTTATCATATTCACCAACCGCTCCACTCTTGCTGCACGCATAACACTCAAAAATACATCAATATTTTTTTTATTTACAATACCTTTAAGTTTCTTCGGGGGGTCGATTAACCAGAGTGTTTTCTTAAATCCAATTTTAAAATTATCATTTTCTTTTATTGCTGCTACTAACATTTTATGATTGTTTAGATGTATTTTCAATATATTATCAATATCTGTTCTAGCAGCTTTAGTTAAATACTTATCTTCAAGTGATTTACTTAGGTCCTTAATTAATGTATTCAAAGTAGCAACATCAAACAAATTGTGTTCATTAGCACTTAATGGTTGTTCATGTGAATTCATTTTTTTAATAGTGTAAATTGGTTTATTTCCTTTTTTAATATCAACTTTAGTCACAATGGCAATAAATACTATTTCATGATCAAAATCATCATATAAAATAATATCATCTTTATAATATTTAGGGATATGTTTATTAGGAGGAGGAGCAACAGGAGGAGGAGCAACAGGAGGAGGATCAACAGGAGGAGGAGCAACAGGAGGAGGATCAACAATTGTTTTTTCTCTATAGCTTTCAATAGCTTGTATTAACTTTTTACTACTGGTTTTTAAATCTGTATCTTGAGCAAATGCTTCTCTTAAACAATTAGTTACCTCAATATTATTCATCATGCCTACAGTAAACACCGATAAAGCTTTTGCAACATTGGTATTTTTAAGAGCTTGTCCAATATCTATTTTTTTCATTATTATATAATGTTTTTATTTTTATTTTAATTTTGACTTTTTGTTTTGTGTTTTTTATTTACATGTTTACTCCTTATTTGTTTACTACTATATTTTGTTTTTTTTGTTCTTCTGTTTCTACCGCCCTTTAGATTATATAAAGCTTCAGTTAATGCATTACGTTTACTATTTAAACCTGGATTATCTGCAATTATTTGTAATATTTTTTCCATCAATGTTTCATTTTTTGCTATTTTATCTGCAAAATCTTTTGCAGCACTACTAACGTTTTCATGTTTTAAAAGAGCAGTTATTTTGTCGGGTTGAATTATTTTGTCGGTTTGGCTCATTATTATTAATATATATTATAATATAAAATAATATAATATATACTATGAAAGTATATGTTTTCTTAATTTTCTAATTTCGTCTGCTTCTACGACGTCTGCTTCTAGCGCGTCTGCTTCTACCACGTCTGCTTCTACCACGTCTACTTCTACGCCTTTTTCTATAATAATTCGTTTTTTTTGTTCTTCTATTTCTGCCACCCTTATCCGCCCCATTCGCCCCATTCGCCGCCGGTTGTCCCGCCGGTTGTACCGCCGGTTGATTCGGTTGCTCCCCCCCCGCCGCCGCCCTCGCTGCCTCCGCATCCGCTTCTGCCGCCCTTTCCTCCTCCACCGCCGCATCGGCCTCTTTCTTCATAGCCGCTGCCACCGCCGCCCTGACCGCCACCGCTGCCAAAGCGCCCGTTTTATCATTACCCTCCTCCATCGCATTCGCCGCCTCTGCATCCGCCGCCGCCTTCGCCACCGCCGCATCCGCCTCTTTCTGCTTCTCCGCTGCCTTGGCCGCCCTCGCCGCCACCCAGGCCGCCGCCGTGTCCGGTTTCTTCAACGCCTCGGCCGCCGCCGCCGCCTCCTCCACCGCCGCATCGGCCTCTTTCTTCATAGCCGCTGCCGCTGCCGCTGCCGCCGCCACCGCTGCCAAAGCGCCCGTTTTATCATTACCCTCCTCCATCGCATTCGCCGCCTCTGCATCCGCCGCCGCCTTCGCCACCGCCGCATCCGCCTTTTTCTGCTTCTCCGCTGCCCAAGCCACCGCCCTCGCCGCCCTCGCCGCCATCCAGTCCGCCGCCGCGTCCGGTTCCTCCAACCCCCCCGCCGCCGGTTTCGCCAGTTTCTCCGGTCCCTCCTCCGCTGCTGCCGCCTCCGCTGCTGGTTTGTCCACATCATCAGCCATCTCTCTTTTTAATATTTGAATGCTGCCTATCACATCCTCATCATTAGCTATTGCATTTACTTGGCTCTTCAATCTAGAACTCTTAACGATAGTATCAACTACACCAGCTAATGTACTAACAAACGCTTTTTTTGTAAGTGCCTTTGTTAGTGTATCTTGAACACTAATTTTAGGAGCCAGAACACTAATTTTAGGAGCCATTTTATATATATAATATATGCATATATTATATTTTTTTTATATTTAATAAATACTTTATAAATTAGTTCCTAAAAAAATTTATATATTAATATATTTTTATATTGCTATATTTTTATATTTTTATAATGCTATATTTTCCAATTTTTCCTCAATTATTTGTAATGCAATTGATTGTGCCCATGTAATATAATGTTTAGTTATAACATTTTCATATTTTTTTATAGCATTTTCAATATATATTATATTTCCGCTCAAAATAGTCTTATCTATTTCACACATAAATAGATCCAAACTTGTTTCATTACAATCCATACAAAGCATATTATAATATGATTAATTATATATTATAATATATAAATTAACAAAAATTCAATTTTTTTGCTAAACAATAAATAAAATCAATAAAATTGAAAGCAATAACAATAAAAAAGCAATAGCAATAAAAATAATAAATAATATAACTATGTTGTATTGCTATAACAAATTACTCAAAGTAGACTATTTATATAAATTCAAAAATAATTATAAAGTAAAAAAATATGTGCAGCATAATCTATGTTATAATTCTATATATGAAGAAGCATGTAACCATAAATTTAGATCTTGCCTTAATTGTAACGGGTTAGGGTGGATAGCATGGAAATCTAATAATAATAATAATAGTCAATCTACTATAATATTATATAGTATTTGTATTAAATGTCAATTGAATTAACAACATCAGAGATTACACAATTAGTGGTTTTCAAAGTATTAAAATGATTGTTTGTATATTTTATATTTTTTGTAAAATTTGAATTATATATATATGTATCATATAAATAATCTTTAACGTCGTGAAATACATCATATTTTTCACATATACTTATATAAAACATATTTATAGTGCAAATATGTTTATTAAATTTAACTTCATTAAAAGAAGTTTCCTCATAATTTAAAAATAAATATTTCTTGAAATTTGTGTTAAGTAATATTATAGAAACAAAATAATCTAATAAATTATTTTGTAATTTATATCCATTAATATAGCAAAAGGTTAACAATGAAATTATCATATTATCTGAATATGGATAACTATTATTGCTATATTTTATAACTCGCGCTATAAAATCATCTTTATCAGTATTATTAATGTCTATATTACTAATGTTATGAAATAATAAATTTCCTAATTCATAAACATTATTAGCATCTGCATAATAAGTGAATTTTTTTAAAGCATCGTTTATTTTATTTTCTATTACATAGCCAAAATCATAAATAATAATTTTATAATTATAAATTGTTTCATTAAGACCATCATTAACATATTGTTTATAAATTTTCCAATTTCCTTGGTGTAAATCACAATGAACATATTTACTGTTTATATAACTATCTTTAACAAATAAAGCAACAAATGAAATTAAAATTTGTTTTTTATAATCGCTAATATCCAAATCTTCCATTTGTTCTCCATCAACAAAATCCATTATTAAAAAATTTTTACTTTTCATTAAAGGTTTTGGAATAACAACAATATTATTATTTTTATATTTATTATAAAAATATTCATTATTAGCAAACTCATTTTCCATACTTATTTGTTTTTCTAAATTACAAAAAAATGCAGTCAAATCTATAATAATATCATATTTTTTAAAGCATTTAAAGTTTGTAACTAAGTATGTATATAACTTTACAAGGGCAACCGGACATAATAATTGATATTCTATTTCAGGATGCACAACTTTAATAGCAACATTTGCACTATAATTTTTCATGCAAGCTTTATACACTTGCGCAATTGAACCAGATTTGATAACAAATGTATCATCGAGTTCAAAATAAGTATCAAAATCAAGACCAAACTCTTTTAAAAATAAAGTTTTAGTATATTTTAAATCATGAATAGGACAATTTTCATAATATTGTGAAAATAACTGAAATAAAAATTCACTGTTTTTGGAATTATTTAATAATAGTCCTAAATTAGTATTTATCCACTGTATCATCTTAATAATAACACACCCATTTAATTTAATACTAAAATTTAATAATGATACTAGTTTGTTATTTAAAACTTTCCAAAGCTTGTAGTATAAATAATTTATTAATAATATATTTAAAAATATATTAAAATAAATTATATACTTAACTTTACAACTTAGAGCATACAATTTACTATATAAATTACATATTATATTCATGCTATATATTTGAGAATTTATATATATTTACTTTTAAATTTTATATATTAAATTTAATTTATTTAATTAATTTATTAATTTATTTATTTATTATAAAAATGAATATATAAAAATGAATTAAATATATATTAATAATATTTAATTAATAATATATTAATGGCAACAGGAAATATTATTGAAAGTATAAAAGCATGTGTATATAATATAGTAGAAGAGGAATATAAAAAATATTTGCAATCATATAAATTATTAACAATGGACCGTGAATTATTAATGAATGTTGTTGATGATTATTATGTTAATAATTCAAAAAAAATCAAATCAGAAATAAGAGAAACATTGAAAGCACAATATAAAGAGGAATATAATTCAACAATGATTGAAAATATAATATTGGATCTTTTTCAAGAGCGTGAGCTAAACATTATAAAAATAACTAATGAAATAATAACAATGCAAGAAAAAAATCTAAAGCAAATTAGTATTCCAATAGTAAATAATAGCTTAAATTTAAATATTTCACATGTTGATGGTTACATAGTAATAAATAGCACTAATCCTAAAAATATTGAAGACCATTACGAAGCTTATGAAATCATAAGTAACTACAAATTTTTACATTCAATAAATAATGAATTATTGCAAAATTATCCCGATAACGAAAAAATTAATGTTATTAAAAAAAATATTGATGCATGTAAAACTAATATTACTATAGTATGTTACTATTTAAAACAAGAACAAGAACAATAGCAAACCATTAATACGTACAAAAAATAAAATAAAAATAAAAATAAAAATAAAAATAAAAATAAAATAAAAATAAAAAATTAAAAATTGATAAATAAATGCGTATTACCATTTATTTATGCGATTTTATAGCTATGGAAATTTGCGTAACACGATTTAATGAAGCAACTTTTAAAGAAAATAGATTATGGATTAAAAAAAACAATGGCTCATTAGGCTGTATATATGGATTACCTGTAAAAATTAGCAATACGCTAGATCCAGACAGTCAATTATTAGTATTAGAAATGAATAATACTAAAAATATAATAGAAGGAATTGGTATAATTAAAAATAATCTTGCAAGAGAAAATAGAAAATACTACAAAATTTATGCAGATAATAATTATAATCGGTTTATATACAAATCAAATTATAGAATTGATAGAAAAAACTTTACTAGTTATGAAAGTGAAATAATTACTTTCTTAGAAGATTACTTATTTAAATCAGCTTATCACTGCAAAAGAGGGCAAGGCATTCAAAAAATTCCTAAATGTGTTGCTAAAAATGATGAATTTGATTTTGTCAGATTTTTAATAACTATGTACAAAAATAGATTTGTAACTATTAAAAATATAAAAATAGTCCGTTAAACTAAATATAGTTTATTTATAAACAATGTATTCTAAAAATAATTATCAAACTTTTAATACATCAATAGATGATTATAGTATTGAGGAATTGTATAAATTGCTTGAATTAGATGACCTATCACGAGAGAATATAGTATTAAAAGTTGACGATTTAACTACTAACGTTTTTAACAACAATGAACCCATAAAAACCTTTTTTCTAAATGCGCAAACTAAATTATTGAATTTTTTAACCAATCGTAAATCTGATTTAACTGATTTAGATTATTATTTACATAACAATGCTAATGCAAATATTGAGCCACAAATTAGAGATTATAAGAAACATCATGAAGATGAGGAAGATGAGGAAGATGAGGAAGATGAGGAAGATGAGGAAGATGAGGAAGATGAGGAAGATGAGGAAGATGAAGAGGAAGATGATGTTAATATAATTGAAACGTATGTGAATTATTCTAATTCAAATTCTAATTCAAATTCAAATTCAAATTCAAATAGCAATTCAAATTCAAATAGCAATTCAAATCCTAATTCAAATTCAAATTCAAATTCAAATCCAAATTTAAATCCTAATTTAAATTCAAATTCAAATTCAAATCCAAATCCTAATTCAACTAGTAATAGCAATACAATTATTAATCCAATTATTAATAGCGATGCTGTAGAAACATATTACATACATAAAAATCTATACTTTAATACAAGTTATAGAATTAATAAATTTATTGCAAATGGATTGCCAACCGATTGTAAAATCCTATTAAGTAATACAATTAATAATGTAGTTCAATGTAAATTAACATCATTAAATATTAGAAAACCGTTTTTAATCCATAGCACAAAAGCAAATAACAGTTTTGTAATAAAAAAATATGATAACACAAATAATCTCGATTTTTCATGTTCAATAGTAATAGAAAATGGATATTATGAAGACAGCACAGAAATGGAGAATGTTTTAAATAACAAATTTAAAAATTTTAACATTACTATTTCAGGAAATGTAATAGATAATAGCATTACTATTTCAGGAGATCCAATAGATAATAGCAATACAAACTTTATTAAAGCACTAACTTTTTCAATCAACAAAAATACTAAAATTTGCACCTTTGATTTAAGTAATAGTTATAATAATAGCAAATTTAAACATTATGCAATAGATTTTTTAACAAATTATGTTCCACCATATTCGCTTGCTAATATATTAGGTTTCAATAATATTGCTTATGATACATCAAATAATACAAAAGGAAGTCAAAAAATAATAGGACCTAAAACATATAATACATTAAGCAGCCCGATCTTTTTTTGCTTTGACGAAAATCAGAGCGCAATCATTGAAACTCATCAATTATTTTTAAATAATAATCTCTCAAGTGATAAAATATTGGCAAAAATAAATACACACAAAGGGACAAGTCTAACAAACTATTACATATATGAAATATTAGACAATATTGATAATAAAAATAATATTAGGCAATATAGCGGCCCAATAAACATGTCAAGTTTCAGTATTAAAATAATTGATAATTATGGGCTAATAGTTCAGTCTATTCAAGAAGAATTTACTTTTGACTTAGAAATAGTTATACAAGCTACCAAGCTAGTAAATAAATAAATAAATAAATAAATAAATAAATAAATAAATAAATAAATAAATAAATAAATAAATAAATAAATCAAAAAATATTCAAGTAACTGTTATGATTATATGTTATTTTTTAAACCTATATATATGGTTAAATCATTGTTTAACACATTAATAGGGCAATAAATGCCTAAACCATCTACATTAGATCCATATATTCTTGACGTATTTAAAAAATGCGTTCTATTATAACTAATAGCATTAGTATTATTATTATTATTATTATTTATAGTCCATATACCATTAGTAATATTATAATCTAGCTTAACATTGAAAAATCTTGTATATGTTTCATTTTCATCATTTGTTGTTGCATGTCCAAACATAAGAGCATCGACGTTATCGGCAGCAAAAATATTATCCACAATAGTGTCTGTAAATAAGTCTTTGGCTTTTAACATATTTTTCAAAGGTAAATAGTTAGTTCCATCAACAGAATTCTGAATTGGATAATTAATATTATTAAATTTATATGCATTGCTTATGTCTGTGCTTTTATATATTTTAAAAACAATCCATTTATAACCGTTATTTAATGGATTAATAGAACCACTCAAATCATAAGAAATTGTTCTATGTGTGCTATATGAAATGTCCAAGTTATTATAACTAAAGTCACTACTGTTTGGATATAATGAAAAATCATTGCTAAAAGACGAGTTAATATACAATAAAGTAGACGGCATTATTTTATTGCTATGATTATTATAATGTTTCAATTGAATATTATATAAATCGCTTCCCAAAAGTTGAATATTGCTAATTTCATATATATTTAAAGCATTTAAATCTAATTTGCTAATACCAATAATATTTGCATTATTAGAAATGTCAAAACTGTTATAATCGCAATAATGATGTGTAATAATGTTACTATTTATAGTAACTCCATCCCTATTATTTAAATTATATATTTTTTCTATTAAGTTAAAACTAAAATCGTGATATGTTTTTTGATAATATGCAATATTGACGCAAGAGAAATCATTATATATATATATACCGTTAGCACAAATATCTGCTTGTGGCAATATAATATTTTGACTAGTTAAACTAATATTACTATTAAATGTGCTAAAATTAGCAATTATATTGTTTCCAACAATATATTTATAAATCGAATTAATATTTGCATAAGTTCTGTATAAAATCACTTTAAAAAATTTAACACTTGCAACACTCATAATGTATACAACGTCGGTAGCATTTACAATATTGCTAATACTATTAGCAACCGGATCACCTGTAAAATTATCTATATATATATTATATGTAACATTTGATCCTAGAACATAATCAACACTAGGGTCACGACTATAGTTTATATTTAATATATATGGATTTGAAGACGGGTCCCCAAAATAATTAATAATATTATTATTTGTAATTTCATCTATCAATGAAAAATATCCTTTTAGTCTAAAACCTTTATTACTATAGGTTATTTCATTATCATAAATATCTTCAATAGAATTGCAATTATGAATAATTCTATTATTAGTATAGTTATTCATGTTATAATTATAGTTTATATGATTAGCTCCAGCATTAGCTCCAGCATTAGCCCCAGAAACATCAAAACCGCCATAATTTATAATTTGTTTGAGAACACTATTAATGCTCATAGTTATTGTTACCAAGTTTAAACTATTATCAATAAATTTGCCATAACCATAACGGTAAGGTTCTAAATGTTGACTATCAAAATATGGATTTGTTATTTGAAATGGTTGAATTGAACTATTATTAAATATAAGTTTATGACTGCTATTAACCACATTAAAGTATAAAACGCTAGCATTACTGAGATCATTATTACTTATGCGTTTGTAACATTCCGCTTTAATTGACATATCAAGACTTGTTCCAATATTATTATTGGATGGCAATAGTGTATATTTTGAAACACTAATGTCGCTATATTCTGAATAAGTATTTGAATAAATATTTTTGACTTTAATTTTGTGTAAATAATTTGAGCCACTCATTAAATTGGCTAATATAATACTAAAATTCATAGTCGAATACACAGCACTCGAAAACGATGTGTCAATATTTAGATTAGTTATCAAATAATCGCGACTAACTAAATAGCTTGCTAAAGTGTCATTTAATCTATAATCAATATTATAATTTGTTATCTTAGTATTGCCCGACGTTTCAAGCATAATGCTATTAGCATTATAATATGTTAATGTTACGTAATTTTTGATAGCAACATTTGCACTATAATCACTAGTAGAGCCTATAAATCGCGGCTTATATGGCGGGTTAATATATACAAAACTTAGGTTATTGAAAATTAAAGAACGGTTTTCAATGCTAGGATAATTTGCGCTATAATTTTCACCATATACTCGTATTGAAAATGGTAAGCTTTTACTAATTATATTATGAATTGCTTTATTATAATTATTACTAGAATTGGAACTGTAATTTTCTCTCTGAAAAACATAATGTTTATAATCATATACATTATAATCGCCACTAATAGTCATTTCATGAAGAGGTATCCACATATTATTATATAACGGGTCTAGCTGTGCGTCTACATTTCCGGCAATTTCCAGATAAATTTTTCTAATAAACGGTAAATTTTGCGCATAATCTGCGCTATTTGATAATTTGGCAATAATATCATTTTCTTGCATGGCTATTATTAAATCATAGTTCCACCTTAAAGTCATTGAATAAGTATTAACACTTATATCATTTTTGGAAAATTTATGTGGTTGTTGCGTTAATATATCAAAAAATGATTGACCCGCTTTATTAATAGCATCATCACCAATTATTTGGTTAGGTTGTGTATTAACATGTGTATTTATTGTTATATTACTACTATTATTTCTATAACCAATCATAGTATAATTATTATATATTATTACTTTTTATAAAAAAGTAATACAAAAATATATTATTACTTTTTATAAAAAAGTAATACAAAAATATATTATTACTTTTTATAAAAAAGTAATACAAAAATATAT